AATAGACGCAAACGACGACTATTTTTATCAGGACCTTAAGCTAGCCGCTTAAACCTGAAGGGGTTTTGGTAGTTCTTCCTTTTTACCCAAAGAACTACCCAATCTAATTATACAAAATAAAATATGAAACAGGCAATTGATCAAAATTTTTCAGACTATGGATTTTCTGTAATACAAAATGCAATCGCAGAAGAAACTGCGGAACTGTGCATTACACAATTTCAGATGCATGCGAATTATTTGCATAGAAAGCATAATGCTCAAGTAGATGAGTATCGTTGGGCAGATGAACAGGTAAACAATAGTTTTGCTGCTTATGGTCAAAGCTGGGCAGATAGTTTGATGCTTATTCTTTTGCCCAAGGTAAGCAGCATTACAGGCATTACTTTATTGCCCTGTTATACTTATGCCAGGATGTATTATCCTGGCGCCATAATGCACAAACATACTGATAGACCCAGTTGTGAAATAAGTCTTACGCTTACACTAGGGGTGCAGGGTGATATTTGGCCTATCTACATTGAGGGCTACGATAAACAACCAATTGAATTAATTCTGGCTCCTCGCAGTATGTTGGTTTACCGTGGAACTGAATTATCGCATTGGAGGAACGAACTTTCATCTAGAACCAAAGTACAGTATCAGTTGTTTTGTCATTATGTTGATGCCAAAGGGCCTTATAATTACCATGTTTTTGATGGAAGACCAGTTCTAGGCATATCAAGATTTGGACCTGAACCGCATGATACTTAACCAAAAACCTCTGATACAAATAGTTCCTAATTTTTTAAATACTAGAATTTGTAACTATTTTTTAAATCATGATTGGAAGTGGCAGAAAAGTTTAGGTTTCGATCATGATTCACAAGCAGCTAGAGATACAGCGCATAGGGTCAGCTCTACAGTTTTTATATATGATCAATTCAACATAGATTTCGTAAATTATACAAAATCTAAAGTATCACATTATTTTAACATACCTTCTAGACACATAGAAGCACTCCAGATGGCCAGATATTCTGCTGGCGGATTTTACAAACATCATCATGATTATTTCTTTTCGGGCAAAGAGGCTGAAAATAATCGCGTCAAAACTGTAATAATTTACCTTAACGATAATTTTATAGGCGGTTGCACAAGGTTCACTAAACTAGATATTGACATAAAACCTGTATCTGGTTCGGCATTATTTTTTCAGTACGATTATGATTCTGATACTAATATATTGACAGAACATAGTGCTGAGCCTATAATAGAAGGAGAGAAGAATATAGTTACAGCATGGATTAGAGGTTCTGTTTGGAGATAAATAATCAACCGGCTTTAGCCGACACACAAGGAGACACAATGAAGAAGACTATCTTAGCATTAGCTTTAGCTATGGCTGCTACAGCATCTCAGGCAGCTAATTATGTAAGTTTCGATGTAGATCAGGTAAAAGACACTCGCAATGGTGCCAACAGCACGGCTCAGTATCTTAGAGCAGGCAAGGACATGGCAGGTCTCAATTTTGATCTGCAGGCTCGAACAGCAGTATTTGACAAAGGCGGAATGCTTAACAGTGTTGAAGTTACTGCAGGAAAAAATATTTCTGGTTTGAATGCCTTTGGCGGAGTAGGTTATGACAATGGATTTAATGGTAAAGTTAATGGCGATTTCACCTATGGATTGGTTGGTGTCAAGGCAGGAATGCCTGTTGGACCATTATTTGCTTTTACTGGTGTAAAAACACGAGTAAATTGGGATAATGATAACCCTAAACAAACTGTTACCTGGGCAGGTGTTAGCATGCCTCTTAACAAAGCAGTAAGCGTTAGTGCAAGCATGAGTCGTTCATTGCAGGATATTCAGGAAAAAGCAGTTGGTGTTGGTTTAAGAATTTCCTACTAAGGAAATAGGTCCGGCGGTGCCTTATCCGCCATTAACACACAAACACAGGAGATAACATGTCAAACATGTCACCATTCGAAATTAGGTTAGAGCTACTTAAAATGGCTCAAACCATGCTTGAACAAGACTACTTCGGTAAGCGAGATTCTATTTCCAACGATTGGACTACTAAAGTAGAAAACGCACGCCACGCTGGTACACAACCTCCAGATCATCCTGGATTTCCCAGCTATCCCACCGAAGCTGAAATCATACACAAAGCGCAAATTCTTAACGGCTTTGTTTCTCAACTTCCGCAGACCTTAGAGAAACCTTCTAAGAAGTAATCTAAAGGGGGTTCGCCCCCTCTTGGAGCTTACATGGAACGCGCAATCAAACTAGCATTATTAGCATTCGCTGCATATTTGTCAGTAAATCTAATGCTAAAAGTAGTTGATTATAAATTTAACTATCTCAAAAATAATCCCACGGATTATTATAGCACAGTTACAGCCAAAGAAAGAGAACGCCAACTAGAATGTTTGGCGCAAAACATTTACTATGAAGCAGCCAAAGAACCCTTCGAGGGCAAGGTAGCAGTAGCACAGGTTACTTTAAATAGAGTCGAAAGTGGATTGTTTCCAGCTGACATCTGTAAGGCCATTTATCAGAAAAATGTCTTCTTTGATAAAGTAGTTTGTCAGTTTAGCTGGTACTGTGATAAAGCAGCTACTAGAAAACCTGTACATACTCCTTCATACGATGAATGCTATACAGTAGCCAAGAAAGTTCTTTTAGAAGGGTTTAGGTTAGAAGGTCTTACCGAAGCTCTATACTATCATGCAAACTATGTGAATCCTGGTTGGAAGAAGCAAAAAATCGCTACCATTGGCAACCATATCTTCTACAAATAACATGAACATACTACAACGTTTTAAAGAATCTAATTCTAAAATTCATCTTTCTGAAATCATAAACCTGCAAAAGATTTCAGAATTTTGTAGAACAAAACTTACAGCAGCTACTGCTGAAACCATTGCCTGGATTGGATTGATTCTAATACATGCTGCTACTGTACCTACGCTCTTGGCAGTCATGAGCGGCTTGACCGAAAAAATGCCGCCGGTTGATCTTGTTCTATTTGTTTGGGCAGGTCTATCGCTTTTCTTTGTGAGAGCTGCTATACTCAAGGACATGGTAATGGTTATTACCATTGGTTTTGGATTCGTAGTACATGCAGCGATGCTAGCCCTTATTACTTTTAAATAACATGGATGAAATAACAGACAGCCTGGTAATTACCAAAAAATTTAAGAACCCTACAGAGTTCAGTATTTACATAGAAAACAAGGTCATGGAAACCAAGGCAGGTTACATGGACTGTATTATATCATACTGCACCGAGGCCGACATTAACATAGAAAGTATTGCCAAACTGGTGAATAGCACTCTAAAGGAAAAAATTAGATGTGAAGCCGAAGAGCAAAATTACATGAAACCACGTACCAAGTTACCTATATAATGGATAGTTTTACAGTATACAAAACTTATTTGGCTCTTAGAGCACATTTTACAACTGATAATTATAATATATTTGAAATGCAGGGTCGAGTCAGAGCCAGCAAGAAAGCATTTTCCAATAGAAAAGATTTATTTAGTATAGAAAAGATCAGTAAGAAATATTCTGATGCCGAAGTAGTGAATCTTTTAGTTGCTAATTTTGTTTCAGGCAATCGTTGGGGCGGGGTTTTCGATGGCGACGCACATGAAGTTTATCTTAATTGGTTAGGCATTCAGGAAAGACTTCATTATCAGTTTAAACAGGATCTGGATACTTTGATTGAATACACTGATGATTGGAACGATCTTTGTGAAGGTACAGGGCATCCATATATAATAAAGGCCTACCTGGGTCAGAGAATATGTTTAGAAACACTTTGTATTCTGGATCAGTTAACTGACTCGGGCATATCTGATCTGGACATAGATGATGCTGTAATATGGCCTGATCTTAAACGGTTAATTATTAAATATAAACCTTTTTTAAAGTATGATTCCAACAGATATGGAAAAGATTTTAGATCAAGAATTAGATTTAACTCAGACCAGGTTAAGAGCCATGGAGGAGCATCTAGTTCAAATGCAGGAGCAGCAGACTGTAGTTCAAGAACAAATCGTAAACATGATGTTGAGCATCAAAGAAACACAACGATACCTAATAAAACTGGCAAAAAATCAACAAGATTTAACCAAGAGAATTTCTCAGTGGCCCTATCTAACTATTTCCAATAATGAAGAATAAATAACATGAAGCACAAGGATTTTGAGGTTGATCGTGAACCAAAATTACATAAAGTCCAAAAAGGCATGGGTTCTAGGATTGACAAACACAAGAAACTTATATATAATCTGGCATCATCCTATAGAAAGGGTGGTGTCGATTTAGATGATGAGTATGATGCAAATTTATATTATGATACACATACTAAACGACGTTAATACAGCTAATACATCAAATACGGAGAAATACCATGGCATTTACAAGCCTTTCAGATCTGCGCCGCAGCCGCGGTGGTTTTGATCAACTAGTCAAAGAAGTAGAACGTATCAGCACACCAGCCGGTGAATCTAATAAAAACGATGATCGTTTTTGGACACCCGATGTCGACAAAGCTGGTAATGGTTATGCAGTAATTCGTTTCCTCCCACCATCCAAAGGCGAAGAATTTCCCTTCGTTCGTGTTTGGAAGCATGCGTTCCAGGGACCGACTGGAAAATGGTACATTGAAAATAGTTTGACTACTATTGGTCAAAATGACCCAGTTGGTGAGTTAAATCAGGAACTTTGGAATTCAGGAACCGAAGCCAACAAAGAAGTTGCTCGCAAGCAGAAACGCAAACTGGAGTATATTACTAATATTCTGGTTGTTACTGACAGCAAGCGTCCTGAAAACGAAGGCAAAGTTTTCCTGTTCAAGTTTGGTAAAAAGATCTGGGACAAGATCAAAGACGTAACCGAGCCACAGTTCGAAGATGAAAAGCCCATCAATCCCTTTGATTTCTGGGAAGGCGCTAACTTCAAACTAAAAATTCGCAATGTTGAAGGTTATCGTAACTATGATAAGTCTGAATTTGACAAACCAAGTTCAGTTAGCGAGTCTGATGCCGATATTGAGAAAATTTGGTCTCAGCAACATAGTTTGACAGACTTTCATCATGCACGCCATTTCAAGAGCTATGATGAGCTTAAGAAGAAATTAGATTCAGTTTTGAATGCATCTGGTTCAGTTCCACGCAGAGCCGAGCAGATGAATTTAGATGAGGATGAAGTCGAAGTACCTTCAACTCGTTTTGGATCAGCAGAAAAAGCTTCCGCCCCAGCTAAAGCCAAGGCTACAGCACCCAGGAAGGAAGAAGATTTTGATGATACCGAAAGTCTCTCGTACTTCGCTAAACTAGCCAACGATGACTAGAGTCAGACTGATGAGCAGCACCAAGCGCCCCATGTGTAGCCGTGCTGTCCTAATGTAGGCCAACATCGATTTTCAAACTAAAAGGAAATAAAATGAAATTTATTATCGCATTGTTTGCTGCCTTGGGTCTGTCTGTAGCCGTCGCTGCTGACGCCAAGAAAGAAGAACCCAAGAAAGACGCTCCTAAAGCTGAAGCCAAGAAGGAAGAGGCCAAGAAGGAAGACAAACCCAAAGTCAAGCCTGTTGGTAAAGATGGCAAACCTGTCGAAGAAAAGAAAGACGACAAGAAACCAGCTGAACCTGCCAAGAAGTAAGGAATGGGGCGCGAGCCCCATTTTTATATGCACAATTTAAAATACAACGATCTAAGTGCTGCCTACATGTCCATTTGTTTGGCCAAGTCACGAAATGCCTTTACAGCTGAAGAGCTTAAAGGTGTAGATGAGGTTATAGTTAAGTTATATGAGTTTTTAGAATCAATCAAGACTGATATCGAGAACAGAACTACTTATATAACTGATTTAGATTTAGAATCTGAAGATTAATAAAAAGCAACACGATCTATGTACCTAGTCAAGGTACTGTCTTCAGGCCTAATCTGCGGTTTAAGTGGAATAAGGCTAGGCGTCTGAGGCCCTGATCCTGTAGTACTGTTATTGTTTATAATGGTAGTACCAGCATTACCTTCAGATGCCATGTCTCTATTAGCCACGCTATAAGCAGATATAACATCACCAGATCTTGATGTATATGCAGGATTTAAATTCATAGCTCCTGTATCAGATCCCATTAATTTAGCATTAGAAAGTTTTTCCTGAATTTTACCAAGCCCTAGCTGCTCTCTTACAGTCTGGTATTCTTTTTCGGTAACTTCTTTACTATTAATATAATACTTGCCGTCACGGTATTCACCTGAAGTAGTAATACCATTGTCCTGCACAGTAAAGTTACCTGAAGATTTTTTATTGGTAGCCTGTATGTTATTTACTTCTTTATTACTGTCACCGCCAAACAAATTGGCGATCCTACCACCAATATTTCCTGCGGCTTCGCCAATGCTTCCGCCGGCCATGTAGCCCAAAGCGCCACCAGCCAGTCCCCCAACTACAGTACCAGCTGGTCCAAAGAATGTACCAAAGCTAGCTCCTAGTTTAGCGCCAGCAATTGCGCCACCGAATCTACCAATACCACCACCAACACCTTCACCCAGTGTAATGGTTGATTTCTTATCAGCCTCAGCTACTTTCTGGTTAAATTCTTGCTTAGAAATTTCACCGGCCTTTAACTGATCTGTAGCTGCCATGACTTCGGCTTGCTTTTCATTGCTTGCCTGATTGTATTTTTCATAGTAATGCAGTCCACCACCCAAGGCACCTGCTGCACCTGCGGTAATAAGACCTCCAGCTCCACCCATGAATCTAGCAGCCCCTGCCATGAATTCGCCTGCTGCAGGGGCTGGCGCAGTTGTTGGTAATTTGCTACCTGCTGATATACTGATGTCAGGCAATCCACCCATTATACCTTTTTCTTCGGCTACTGATGCTGTTATAGGCTCAGTGACAGTTGTAGTAGTTGTAGTAGTTACTGTTGGTTTACTATTAGCAGGTGTTGCTACGGTTGCACTGGGCTGCAATTTTTCTGCTGGTTTACTGGCTATGCTGGATTTGCTTGGTTTAACGTACCTACCCGTAATTAAATCACGATACTTACTGCCCTTGGCACCCTTTTCGAATTTAAGGCTACCTTCGGTTATTCTACGCAACAGAGTAATTTCCGATAAAATGCCTTCCAATATATTCTGGCTTTTTACAGATGCCAGTAGCTGATCCTTCATGTTTTTATTTTCAGCTACTTTATTAATCTTGGCCTTTTCGGTATCGGCCTTAATTTTAGATTCTTTTTCGGGCTCTTTGGCTTCTACTTCGCCCCCGGTTTTCCACCAATTGCCCAGCTTGTCTAAAAGGTCTTTGGATGCTCCCTTGAGAGCGTCCCTGATACTCATTTCTTTGATATCAAGGCCTTCTAGCTTCTTTAGCACTTCTCTATCATAAACAGGCAGACCACCAGGAGGCGTAAGCGGCGCCCCCTGTGTACCCAAAACATTTTTTAAAATTTCAGCAATAAAGGGTATATTATTGGATTTAGATGTTTTGGGTTTTCTGGCCATTATACGGGTCTACGAACAGTTGGACGAGGCATACCATCTTCAGCAGTGCTTGTAGCAATTGGCTGACTTAGTGGCATGTTGGAAGTGGGATCAGCATAACTAACGGTTTGCGGAATTGGTGCTCTTGGAGCCATGTTTTGTTGAGCAGGCATAACTCCACCAGACATCATGCCAGACGGAGGAGTAGAACCTGGTGTGAACTTAGGAGGCTCTGAACTCAGGGTTGGTGTTGCTACACCACCGGCTGCGCCAGCTATCTTTTCCTGTGTACGACCAAATGCACTAACACCTAATACTGCACCCATGGCTACGTGGAACAAACCACCACCCTGCAGTGTTATGGGTACCCATTGTCTAAAGGCATCATTAGCTGCCTGTGTTTCCCAGAACTGCACTATGGTAAACATAATGGGGAAGATGGCGAAGTCAGCCAAACAGCAAATCATGTACATGATGGCCATCATGGGACGCCATTTTTTGGTCATCCAATCTTCTTTGTTAGCCTCGGCGGTTTCGTCTTTTTTAGGTTCTTCTTCCACCTTTGTTTCCTCTTTCTTTTTAGTTCCAAATTGAAATCCCATGTTAAACTCCTTGTTGTGCAGCTATACGTCTCATGTTAGCTTTTTGATTTTCTTCCTGAATATGTACTATGAGTAAATCTATGTATGCGGCCCGCTCCCAAGGTAACATGTTTTCTAGTACATCTAAATTATAACCATGAAATTGCATTAAGGCAAAATTTGTTCTAAACATGTTTTCCAGACTTTCTTGAGACAGGCCTAGACGAAAAAATGATCTAGTCCTTCTAGTTTTAAATCATGGTGTTTGTTGCAGTTTGGACAATCTTTAACTATATCCAAATAAACTCTGGGCATGGTTACAAAAAATGTCATTAATTTTTCTAGTTGTTTGGTGTTTAAATTTTCTAAAAATTCTCTGATCTCTTCGGCTGTACTTTCACGTGTATCATGAAACTCGTTGTCCTGATGTATGCCTACTATGCACTTGCCCAGAACTTCCAGTGTCTTTTCAACATCATTAGTTGTATAAGCTTCTAGTCCTTCGTATAGATTTGGATACCTTAAATCTATGTAGATACTTTTGGTTAATTCTATGCGACTGGTATGATTCGCTGATCTATCGGTTTTAACGTTAGTCAAATTGACTTCGGTTTCTATTCTGGTACCACATTCACAGTTTATAACAAGTTCAAGGTTTTCACCTATGCTAACTTTTCTTAATTCAATGAACATATGCACCAGGTCAAAAAATGCTAATTCCTGCGCTTTAATTTTATGAAATGTGCAGTTTTCTATGACATCACAAACTACTCTGTGTATTTCTCTGTTATCTGCTTCTTTGAGCATTAACAGGACCTTGTGTTCTTTAACTAAAAACGGTCTATATCGGACTGGTTTATTGTTGCTAGGTAAAACTGTTTCATAGGTAGGCACATCAAGTACTGGTAAAGGCATTATCTACTCCTTAGGGGTAAGCCACTCCTTGGATCTAAAAGTCTAAAAGCCGTGCTGGCTGGTTGTCTAACAATACTATTTTTATCTTCGGTATTCAGACCAGTTACACCTGTTTGTTTGGTAACTGGTGCCTGAGTTTCATACCAGCGTCTGAATCTAAAATTTACAGTATGCAGATGCGTTGCATTCTGTAGACTATGATTTAAATCTAGCTGCACCTGTCCAGCCGGAAAAGCTTCTTCAAGAACAATGCTGTATGTGGCAGCATCTAAATCGTTCAATTGCGTTATTTTAATGGCTGGGCACAGATAGTCACGCTGATAGCTAACTGTATATTGTGTACCATCTACTATGGTCTGCATCCAGGTATCGAACAATCGTTTGATCTGCATGGCCTGATCCAAATGAAACTGGATAACCATGAACCCGCCATAGTTTATGCTCTTGGGTCTGTGTATGGCCGGTCCCCAGATCTGTTGCAGCTCAGCATTTATAGATAGCTCGGGAAAAACTGCGCTTTCAGCTAATAGACTGATGTCTCGTTGATCTATTTCTATGACCTGGGCTACTAAAGGTGGTACACTAAGTTCAACTTCGAACCTATTCTTTTTGGCCAGTCCTTTGTTAAGTACCGTGGCTCTAAAATTATCTACGCTAAATGTTGCCATTAGTATTTTTTACTTGAATCTTTCCATACAGCGGTTTTAGTGGCACCAACAAATTGCTCGACTGGCAATTGGCTAGCAGTTACCCAATCTGGATATGCAATGTTAAGGAACCTGCTCTGTACATGATTGGCCAGATAATGCTTAACACAGGCCTGTAGTGGTTTAAGTGTACTTACACTGGTCAATAGTGCCCAGCTTAGCCTAACCTTGGTTGTAATATCATGGTTGTCATTGTTTGTAAATTCATCTAGTTTGGATAAAATTTTAAACCGCATCAGATATGGTAAATAGTGCAGGTTGAGCCCATAAAAACCATCGGGTATGATTCTGTAGGGCAATACCAAAGGGAACATGTCATAGTATGGCAAAGTATCTTTGTGCTTGGGATCATAGTGAAACAGATACATGCGACCCGGAACAATTTTACTGACCAGTTGCCCTGAAGCAGTCATCATGCGTTCAGTCTGTCCACGGACATTTCTTAATTTTCTAATCTCACGCTGATACCATTGGTAACTGGCCTGAGGATCGGGTGTAATGTTGTCGAATACCGAAGCCATGTATTATTTATCTTTGACTAGACCAAGGTCTTTTTCGGTTAGAATTAAAAATTTCATGTTTCTATCTTCGCAAAACTCAAAGGCTGCTTTCCATTTAGCTTCATTAACACCGTACTGGAAAACTTCATCTATGAATTTTTTGGTTATGCGTTTAGGTTTGGTAGGCGGTTTAGTAAATTTTTCGGGTTTAATTTCTACTAGGTATTTTTTAGTAACACCAGATTTATCCAATACCTTCATGTAAAAATCTACAAAATATCTGTGTACACGTTTATCAACAGGACTTATATAGGGGATAATTACAGTCTCAGACCCCCATTCAAGCACTGAAGGATTAAAATCACACCATTTCATGAATCTTAACTCCCAGGTACTTCGATAAACTATTTGAGTAATATCGCCCTTGTACTTGGCAGCATGTTCAACTCTGTAGGTGCCCTTATATGTGTTGTTATAATTAGCCATAAATAATCAATAATTTAATACTATTTATGGCTGTCATGGATAACAACTACAAAACTACTGATTATGCCAAACGAAAAGAGCTTGATGATAAGCGTCGATTTCTAAATCCTCAGTCAGATTCTACGTCCAATAAACGTGGAAAATACAACATATCGTCCTTTAGTTTTCCAGAAAATGTTAATAGCGATGATTACCCACATTATGTTAGTTTTTTTATTAACATACGTGGCAAAAGTCAGTTCAACCAGGACAACAGATTTAAAGATCAGGCTATTTCTAGGCCACCGGATGCTGGGCTCACGCCCGATGAAATTAACCAGGGTATAAACCTAGCTGCTGCTGGTGCAGGAGCGGTTCTGGGTGTCGGTGCAGTTAAAAAATTAGCTAGTATCAAAGCAGGGCAGCAAGTCAAATCTGCTAGTGGTACGCAAAAGCAAGTAAATCTAGCCAGTCAAAATGCCAGACCCAGTGGGGCTGGACAAACATTTGGTGCTGCTGCTGGCCTGGGTGCTGGATTTGGTGTATCCTGGTTAGCTACCAAATATGGACCAGATATTTTAAAACCAGACCAGAGTTTTAGAATAAGCGATGTAATTACATTAGCTGCACAAGAACCACCTAGTGTTAGTTATAATGCCAAATGGAATGAAACAAGTCTGGGTACTTTTTTGGGCGCTTTGGGCAAGACCGCTGGTATGTTTGAACAAGGTCGAGCATTATCAACCTTAGCAGAAGCTGGAGCACTGGGGTTGGGTACTTTGGCTGGCGCAGCCATAGGCGGAAAGTTACAAGGTGCCGTAGGAGCTGGATTGGGTGGAGCATTAGCAGCAGGCGGTATGACTGGTTCGGCCATGCAGGCCATGACTAAAATGGTAACCAATCCATTCAGAGAAATGCTTTTTGAACATATGAATTTTAGGAGTTTTAGATTTAATTATAGATTTTTGCCTAAAAATAAAGCCGAAGTTGAAAATATTAAAAAGATAATTGATCTGTTTAAATTTCACATGCACCCGGAACTCAGTGCAGGTAATTTATTTTTTATCTACCCTGCAGAATTTCAAATTGTATATTATTTTAAAGGTGTAGAAAATACCTATTTTCAGAAAATTGCTCCCAGTGCTCTAACCAATCTAGATGTTACATATGGTGGTGCAGGTGGTATGAGCTCTTTTCATGATGGTACACCAACAGAAGTTAACCTCAAATTAGATTTCCAAGAACTAGAAACCATAACCAAAGAAAAAGTACAATTAGGATATTAACATGTACTTTGAAAATTTTCCTACTTTATATTATACACTAGACGATAATCGTACTGGTCAGTTAGTTCAGGACATTTTTAGGCGCATAGTATTAAGTGCCGAAGTTAAAAACAATAATGTTCTCTATGAACTTTATGATATCGAAGATGGTGATACACCAGAAATTTTGGCTGATAGATTTTATGACGATCCTAGTCTTTATTGGGTAATACTAATAACAAATGAAATTTTTGATCCCAGATTCGGATGGCCCATGGACTGGTACAGGTTAAATCGCTTTATAGAAAGAAAATATCCCTGTAATCTATACTTGAACGGCAATGTATCTGTTAACTACTACAAAGGTGAAACTGTAAATACTGCAACAGGTTCAGCTCGTATCCTGGCATCCGATGGCAACAGATTAAGTGTTATAAACATAGACGGATCTTTTAACAATTCTCAGACTTTGTATGGGCAGGTTTCGGAATATAGCAGTAATTTAAAAACTACAGGCACAGTATTTGACAATACTCCTGATCAAATTAGATATTATGCTTATTTGGCCAACAGTACAGTCATAGATAGTTTACAGTTTGAAGATGGGAATGAGGTAGGTAACAGTTTAGATCTAGAGTCGGTTTCTAATAGAGAATATGAAATCAGACAAAATGATGCTAAACGCAGCATAAAAATTCTTAGAGCAGAATTTGTATCTAGAATACTGGATGAATTTAAAAAATCAGTTAACGCATGAATACCCCTGCTAAATTAGAAAATCCAGGCCAGTACGATCTAGAATTATTGCAACTAGTCAGCACTAGGGGGCTGGTTGTTAGTTTAGCTGACTACATGGTCGAATTCAATCTATACGAAGATATTTTTAGCCCAAGTCTCATGGGTACTATTGTCATTACAGACAAACTTAATCTCATAGAAAAGATGCCCATAGTCGGTGAAGAATTGCTGGTAGTTAAAATTACTACACCAACATTTCCGACCAGCATAGAAAAGACTTTTAGGGTAACTAGGATTTCTGACAAGCATATTGTACAGGGGCAGAACGCACATTTTTATACCCTGCATTTTGTTAGTCAAGAATTAGTTTTGGACATGAATGCACCAATTTACAGAAGCTTCGAGGGCAATATAGACGATGTAGCTGTAAGAATTTTTGAAGATTATGTTGCAATGAGCAGGACTCTAAATGAAGATCAAAAACGATTAGTAGAAAGTAACGAAGATACTCCGCTTAAAATTTTAACCGAAACTAAAAACAAAGTTAAATTTGTAAGTCCAGGCTGGACTGCTTTCAAGTGTTTGAATTGGTTGGCCAGTAAAGCCATACCCAAAGATGGTGAAGCCTGTAATTTTTTATTCTGGGAAAGTAATAAATGCTTTTATTTTGCCAGTTTAGAAACTATCTTTAGAGATGTGCATAGAGAAAAACGATTTGTTGGTACCTATACCTTTTCACCCAACAACATACGAACAGGGCCTGAACGGGATACCATTAGAGAAATGTTTTTGACTGACAGTGTGGAAACAGTTCAAACTGTTGATCATGCAAAAAACTATACCAGTGGTTATCTTGCTAATCGCCTTATAGAATTAGATCTTGTAAATAAGAAATATGAACTGGTTGATTATGATCATGTTTATAAATTCTATGATTATCATCACATGAGCGGACAGACTGAAAAAGAAGTATTACCCTTTTTTGCGTTAGACAGTATGCGTAATGCAGAATGCAATATTATGTTTTATCCTAAACATACTAAACTTTTCGACAATGCCGATGATAATGTTAATGAAGTCTATCGTGATATACATGGTAATAGAAAAAGTAATCTGTTAGAATTAGATAATTTTAAACTTAACATCAATGTCCCGGGGCGTACTGATGTTGAATGCGGGCAGATGATTTACCTAAAATACCCAGCCATTGAACCAAAAGATACGCAGGATAAAAATAAAGAGAAATTAGATCCTTTATATTCAGGAGCGTATCTAATAACTGCCATAAGACATCAGTTCAATGGTATAAGACATAAAATGATTTTAGAACTAACCAAAGATAGTTTGTCAGGTAATTTGTAATGCATAATTATATTTTTAATAGAGATGGTTTTAACTGGTGGATCGGAGTAGTAGAAGATAGAAATGATCCTGAGAAAATGGGGCGATGCAGAGTCCGTATTTTTGGTTATCATCCTACCCAAAAAGAAGAATTAGCTACAGAGGATTTGCCCTGGGCCTGGCCCATACAGCCTATCACCAGTGCAGGGATCAGTGGCAAAGGTAGTAGTCCATTGGGACCCTTGCCTGGCACATGGGTAGTTGGTTGGTTTTTAGATGGCCCAGATATGCAGCAACCAGCATTTTTTGGCGTCTTGAGCAGTATGGCAGGCGGGAAAACATTCGAGCCTACCAATGAAACTGCTGAGCCAACTGAACAGCCCAGTAACACTAATAATCCAAATGATGGAATATTAAGAGACAGTTCGGGCAATCCAGTACTTGATAGCCAGGGAGAGCCTATTAGATCGGGTAGACCTAATGTGGCTGATTGGGTATTAGGAAAAACATCTGAAAGATTTGAAAGTGGTGGTCGTGGACCAGGTGTTATAAATGATTATACTGGAAAATCTGCAGGAGATTATGGCGGAGCCAGTTACGGGATATATCAATTCGCCAGTTATTTGCCAGCTGTTTCTAAAACAGGTAAATCTAGACCATCTGCCAAGAATAGTCCAGTAGAGTCCTTCATAAACCGTAGTAAATTTGCCAACGAATTTCGTGGTCTAACACCAGCAACTAGCGCCTTTGATACTAAATGGAAAGAAATTGCCAGTAAAGATCCTGATGGGTTTAGGAAAGATCAGCACGATTATATTAAATCAAATTATTATGATGTAATGGTAACTAATCTAAAACGTTATGGATTCGATGCCGGTAAATATGGTCCAGGCGTGCAGGACCTAATCTGGAGCACAGCAGTTCAGCTAGGTCCAAACAACACATCGGTGTTTACTGAACCTCTTAAAGGTAAAAGTACCTTAACAGACAAAGACGTAGTTAATCTGGTAAGTGAATACAAGAAAGCCAGAGTAGATGTGTTGTTTAGAAGCTCATCGAATGACATTAGGCAAAGTCAAAAAAGCCGGTTTGAAAATGAAAAGATTGTTTTACTTCAATTATGTGAGGGTAGAGCATGATAAACTCCAACGCTTTAAATGATGCTATCTCACTACAGTTTGTTGAATGGATAAGCCAAAATCAGGAACGTTTAGGGCTAGGTGGAGTACCTGAAGGATACCTTACAGAAACCCTGCGTGCTATCTTACCAACTCTAGTAAACGATTATACGGCTAGTGTCTATACTACTACTAATCAGGGCATAAATCAAGGTCCCCGAGAACTTATAGGCCAGATCAATCCATACAATACAGTAATTAATAACAGCCCTGCTCTAAGCATTGCTTCTGCAATACTAAATCGATTGGGCATGGATGGGAAATTAGGAATACAGACAAATGTTATAAGTGGATTAGTAAGTGGACTTCAGTCAAATCTCGGAAGTTTTGGTAACAGTGTAGATTATTCTTTATTGTCTAGTTCACTTACAGCTTTTATTGGACCGTTTTTAGACAAAGTTAATACCGATGTAAGTACTAATTTTATAAATGGTGTACTTAACAACGGATTCGAGTCCCCAGATTACATAGAAATACAAGATCTAGATTTTGGTGTTGTAACCGATCCCGAAACAGACTTGGAAGAACTAGATCTAGATTATACAAAAAATGCTACTAATCAATTCCTAACTGAAAGTAAAAATTTTAATATTCAGGAAGATGAAAATGTTGAAAAACTTATAGCAACAAAATTGGGGTTTGTAGATCCTACAGCTACATACCCAACCAAAGAATATGCTGGTCAGAGTGAAGTAAACAAATTAGCCAAAGGCGAGCCAACAAATAGTCTGGTTCAGGCCAAAGAACAGAATAGAATGCAGGCTGCACCTTTACCTGGAAATCAGAGTTTTAATGAGCCAGGTAGTGCCTACAAGGCCGTGTATCCTTACAACAAGGTCACTGAAACAGAAAGTGGTCACGTCATAGAAATTGACGATACCCCAGGTGCTGAAAGATTACACGTTTATCATAAAGCCGGAACCTATATAGAAATCGATCGTGACGGTAACATGATCTGCAGACGCAAGGGATCTGATTATCAGATCATAGACAAAAATGGATATGTGAGTGTAGCTGGGCATCTTAATCTAAGTGTAGCAGGCAGTGTAAATTTGTTTGCTGGTAATAGTGCCAATGTTGAAATCATAGGTGATGCAGTATTGACTGTGCATAATGATTTTATATTACAAAGCGGTGGTAATATACATCTAAGTGCAAATGATACTATTAGTTTACATGCTAATAATATTAGAGCCGAAGCAGACAATGACTATGATCAGCAAGTCGATGGTATTCTAAGACAGCGAGCCAATGTTGTACATAGTATAAGTAAAAATGAAACCTATGTTGAGGTAGGTAAAAACTATAATGTTACAGGCAATGCAGCTGCTGCTATTTTCTTTGCCGAAGATTATACAGTAAAAAGTGATAAAAAGATCAAACACAAGGGTAAAACTGGTGTACAGCAATCTTCCTCCTCGGGCGCTGTAACCAGTAAATCTCCAGCTGGTGGCATGAACATGGACACATCTGGATTTAGTATCAGAAGTGCTGGACTGTTAAATCTTGATGCTACATTTATTAACATGCAAGAAAACATGGCTACCCCCATAAACGGTCTTGATTTTAACATAGACGACCCAACCAGACCAGAAGGAGCCAAAAATAGTTTTGCTGGTTTGTTGTCGGGCAGAAAAGACTACGTGGCTGTTGACATGAAAGATTCTGTAAGCATAGGTCTTGCAGATAATATATGTTTAACAGCCGAAGAACAGGCAGATACACCAGAAGCTCGACAAAAACTACGTGAAAATCTTATAGCCAAAGGACTTATATCCGAAGCGGATTTAGACAAAGCACCAGTTGCTCAGACTGATGTAAAGTCTGTTAGCACCAGTAATAAACAAGTAGTCATGCCCAGTGATTTTTGTCTGGGTCTGACCGAAGCTCCTGATGGATTCAAGTTAAGTCCTAATTTTACTTTAGGGCAGTTAACCAGCCGTAGTGCCTGTAGTGCTACACCACTGGTTGCTCAGGCCGGATTGTCCTATGGGCAAATACTGCAGAATCTTCAGGCTCTAGCCCTAAATGTCTGTGAGCCAGTATTTAATCTGTATCCTAGCATGTACATTACCAGTGGGTTTAGAAGAACAGGCGACAATCCAACCAGTCAACACCCTAAAGGTCAGGCTGTAGACATACAGTTCAAAGGTATTCCACAGAGCGATTATTTTAAAATTGCTAATTTATTGGCTCAAAGTTTAAATTATGATCAGTTGCTACTTGAATATAGCGCCTATACCAAAAATCCCTGGATTCACATAAGTTTTTCATTCAATAGTAGAAATCGCAACCAGGTGCTAACGTTTTGGAACAATAAAACACATGCACAAGGTCTAGTACAGTTAGCCTGACATCTGGAAAATAAATGACAACCTGGTACAGAATTTTACCCGATAAGCTTAGCATAAATGAAAGCGGACTTTTTAGAACTGTTACATTTACTGTTCTAACTGCAAATGTAAATAACGGCACAGTATTATACTGGAATAACATAGGCAGTACACAGGCTAGCGATTTTACTGATGGAAATAATAGTGGTAATGTAATTGTAACCAGCAATAGCGGTTCTTTCTCTAGAACGCTGGTAAATGATCTAACTACAGAAGGCAATGAAACTATAATTATGCAGTTAAGGACTGGTAGTCCTTCTGGAAATATTGTAAACGTTTCACCTACTGTTACTGTTGTAGATACCAGTACAACACCGGCTCCTCCATCACCACCCCCTAGCCCACCCCCATCACCACCCCCTGGTCCACCTCCACCACCAGGGCCTCCACCATCTCCACCAAGTCCACCTCCGAGTCCTCCACCTCCACTGCCAGTGCCAGCGCCCCCACCAGCGTTGCCCGAAGGATATTCATATTACAGGGCCAATGTATTCTTCTTGGTTGGCCTGAACAACAGCAGAAAAACTTCGGTTAATGTGTTTAGAAAACCAGGACCAGTGCCCGATATCAATACACAAACTGGTTACGGCCCCGAAGATATAGACCCTAATGCTAACGGTGGACAGCACGTGGGGATCTTCATACTTTCGGATTTTCATACACCGGTTGAGAAATTAGTTGCAGCTCGCAGTCTAGGAGAAGCCATAGCTTTGTTTAACGTAACATATGGAGCCCAAAACATCTTAGATACTCCTCAGATAGTAGAATTTTGATCCATATAACACATATAAATATTTTATACTAACATGGCTCGTACAACAAGAACATATTCAGATATAGATTTTGCTTTTAGCAGAGCTGCTAATGGCGATCTTTCTGTGAAATACGATGAAAACGCAGTTAAACAGTCTATTAGAAATCTCGTACTTACAGCCAATTATGAAAGACCGTTTCATCCCGAAATAGGATGCCAGGTTTATAATCAACTGTTTGAAAATTTTACGCCAATAACAGTAACCATAGTTAGGCAAACAGTTTACAATGTGTTGTTAAAATTTGAGCCAAGAATATTGGTCTTAAATATAGATGTGGACTCAAAACCAGATTACAACAGTTTAGGTGTAACTGTTACATTCAGATTTACTAACGATCCTAGACCTATAACAGTTACTACATTTTTAAATAGAGTCAGATAAATGGCTAATTTTAGAATCACCGAGCTGGATTTTGACAGCATAAAAAGTAATCTAAAAGATTTCTTGCGCCAGCAAGATACACTGAATAGCTATGATTTTGAAGGTAGCGCTTTAAGTGTACTTATAGATTTACTGGCATATAATACTCATTACAATGCCTATTTGGCCAATATGCTGGCTAATGAAATGTTTTTAGACAGCGCAGTAAAAAGAGAAAGTGTAGTTAGCATAGCCAGACATCTTGGCTTTGTGCCACGCAGTGCCCGAGGCGCTGTAGCCAAGGTTAATTTTAGTATTGCAGACAATACAACTGGTGCAGCAGTAGCGACATTAGAAAAATATAGCTTGTTTAATTTTACCATTAATGGCAAGACCTATCCCTTTGTTAACATAGATGCTGTAAACAGCTTTGGCATAGGCAATACCTATAATTTTACCAATGTTGAGCTTAAACAGGGCACACCTGAAATCTACAGATTTACTGTAAGAAATCCTGGACCCGATGAGAAGTATGTTATACCCAATGATAATATAGACACAACCAGTATTTCGGTTAGCGTTCAGTCCAGTGCCACTGATACAACAACTACAACATACAAACTGGTCAGCAGCATAGATGGCGTAGACGGTACCTATCAAAAGGGTAGGGTTTGCTTTCTAGAAGAAAATCAATTTGGAAAATATCAGCTTTACTTTGGCGATGGAGTAGTAGGCTACAAATTAACTGCAGGAAATATCATCAATGTTGAATATGTAATAACTAGAGGTGCTGAATCCAATAGTTTACCTACCGAAGAAGTTGCCTTTACTTTAAACACTGTACCTACTAATCTTACTACTAGTACTCTACTTACCAGAACAGTTTTGTCTAAACCCAACTATGGTTCGGCCAAACAGACCATAAATGAAATAAAGTTTTTAGCGCCATTAATTCGTGCAGCGCAGGATCGAGCAGTTACTAAAAATGATTATGAAGCTTTAATTTTAAACAATAAGCCGCAGATTGAAAGCATAAGTGTCTGGGGCGGCGAAGAAAATGATCCTCCTGTTTATGGTAAAATTTTTATAAGTGCCAAACCAATAGTTGGTCAGGTACTTAGCGAAGCAACCAAAGAAGAAATAAAAAACGATATTTTAGCAACCAGAAAGGTTTTAGCTCTAACGCCCGAAGTAGTTGACCCAGACTATCTTTACGTTGGACTCAACATAACTGTAAAATTTAATAGCAACGTAGCTGGTTCTAGTGCTTCTAAATTAAATAGCTTGATTAGGCTCAAGACAGAGAACTATTTTAACAATGAACTTGAAAAATTTAACAAGAAATTTATTTATTATAAATTTTTAAATGAAATCGATAGCTTGGATGAAAGCATAACCAGCATACTGACTAGTATAAAAATACAACGAAGATTAGATCTAAGACTGAATACTACTAATGAATTTAGCAGATTTAATAGTATTAAAATGTATAATAAAATACATCCTAATAGTGTTCGTAGTACGTATTTTACCTATCAAGATTTAGATGGTGTTTTAAGATCTGCTTATTTTAAAGACAATGGTGGTTTAAATCCTGATTACAATGGTTCTGGTACATTAGAACTATGGACCATAAATCCCATAACCAATGTTTCCTCATTAGCTCTTCCAAACCAGGGACTGGTAAACTATGCTACTGGTGAAATAAGCACCAAGAGTTTCATTCCCAGAGGTTATCCTGCTGCTTTAAACGATTTTAGATTTACTGCTGATGTGCAAGAGGCAAATTATGATGTCACAGTATCTAAAAACATTTTAATCACTTTAGATGATAGTTTATTTGTACCAACTGCTGGTTTATCTGCTGGTTTAAATATTTCGGTCATTTCAGTAAGCGAATAATGTCTGCAGAATTTTTAGAAAATAGAATAAGTTCACTGGCTCCAAGCCAGTTGCCCGATCATGTTCGTCATGAGTATGAAAATTTTGTATTCTTTGCCGAAGCATATTACGAATATCTTGAACAGAAAAAATTACCCCAAGAAATAATTCAAAATATTACTGATTATGCAAATATTGACGATACTATTGATGAATTTATAAATTATTTTTATAAAAATTATTGCGCTGATATACCAACTAACCCAGAAGCCAATAAAAAACTTACTCTTAAAAAGATAAATGAACTCTACAACCATAAGGGTTCAGAAAAAGCAGTACGATTGCTTTTTAGATTATTATTCAATAATGATGTCGGGTTTTATTATCCAGAAATACAGGTTTTAAAGGCCAGTGGTGGTAGGTGGTCCCAGCGGTTATCTATAAAAGTTTCTGGAAATTGGGATAGTGTTAAAAATCTTATTGGCCATAAAGTAACTGGACTTGTTTCTGGTGCAACTGCACGAGTAGTTAATGCTGAATATCAAACAGGTACGGGCATTACAGAATTGTTTTTAGATAGGAAAACTTTAAACGGTACTTTTGTGCCCTATGAAGACGTATCTGGAAATTTACCTGGTCAAAGCAACGAGTTGTTTTTAGGTAGAATTTTTAATGCGTTTTTAGGTAGAGATCCAACAGAAACAGAACTAGCAGCATATTTGAGTGATCTAGTCTCGTTAACCTCTGAACCTCGTGATATAATTCAGGAAATAGCCCAATCTGAAGAATGCGAATCTTACCTGGTAGCCAATCTAGATTTTATGAAAACGTTAATCATTACCTGTACGGGGGATGAGTTAACTATTTCGGATTATGTGTCTAATTATGGACCCAGACTAACATCTGGTGTTAGCCGGTCTACCATTACAACCGAGGTCTTAAATTTAAAATCTAGTGTAGAATATCTCAGATATGTTTTAAGAAACAATGATAGTATAATAATATCTGCTAATATTAGACCCATAGTAAGCAATGTTACTGTTCTTGATAGAGGCTATAATTATAATGTTGGTGATATTGTAACCATTGATACAGACGTCAAAGGTAATAATGGTGTTTTGGGTACAGTTACAGAAATTAGTTATTTTACCAAACCAAACTATGACGGTAACATTGCCAATGGGAATCCAATAATTAATGGCATAGTTAAAATAGATTTAGATAACTATGACGCGGTTAATGTTACCTATGCTAACGCAAATTTAATTCTAAGTAGATTTGATTTAAGCGGTGTAAATGTAATTCGGCGAGGGCAATGGCAAAATAATATGCCTGCATTACATAGTAATATAGTTTCTGGAAACAGTAGTTTAAGTTTTGGTCAAAGAGCAAATCTCAAGGCCTATATTGGTGCCATGTGCGAATACTCGGGTACCTGGAAAAGAGATAAACGCAGTAAAGTTCAAGAAGGTGTTATAAGTTTACCGGAAAGCAAATTTGGTGGTATGGTGCTGCGTGGTAGAAGAGACGATGGCTCACTAGAAGATGATTTAAACAGATTTATATCCGATGTTTATTTTTATTTGTTGAATCGTACGCCATCTACTGATGAGTATCAAAACTATAAAAGTGTAATTAAACGTGGCGATATTAAAAACATAGGACAATTATTCAGTGATGTAATCGTCGAACTTGCTGACAAGGCTGAATTTAGGGATACAAAGAAATACAAAGATAGTACTATATTTTTAGAAACAATATATCAGATTTGTGTGGGTAGATATCCTGAGTCTGAAGGGTTTAAATTTTGGTATAGTATTTTAAGATCCAATGGGTTTTCTAGGGAAATAAAATCCGATGTAGTACGGCAAATAAGTTCAAGCGAAGAGGCCTTAGCATATTTTAGAAAGACTTACAACCCAGAGATACTGATCACTGATGATGTTTACTATCAACCCTTTAGCTACGAATTACAGACCAGTGAAAATATAAATGTCTGGCGCGAAATAGTAAAGAAACTAGTACATCCTGCTGGCCTAGTATTTTTTGGTAGAACAAAAATATCAAACCCAGCTGCTAAAATTGACGATACTCCAGGAAAGATAGAAGCAAAGGTTCGTGGTATAGGCAGCATAAGGGGTATCTATAACTATCTTAATGTTGCTATTCGAGTATTAAAAACTTTACCTACTTTAGCTCCAGTTCCTGTTCAGTATGCTATTAAAGAGAAAAGAATCTTTTCTAGTGTAACAGGAGCTAATGCCAATATTAGTTATATAGGTTCTGGTCCTAGATATGCAACCATAGATCGTTGGAAGTTTAGCTATAGTGCTACTGTTGATGGTCAGGATGAGATGTATGCACAGGTATTGGCTAACATTACTTTGGATAGGTTTGATGCTGACAATATTCGCAGCAAATATGATATTACACCACCATTATATACAGCCATTTCAAATCTAAGTCCATGGACCTTTAGTGTTGTTCCTAGCGCTAATGAAATAGCCGAAGGCAGAGTTGTAACATTTAATATTATAACAGCAAATGTTCCAGATGGAATCTCAGTACTTTACTTAATTGAGCGAGTAACTGCTGACGAAACTCTTGTACTAGAAGATAATAATAGTTTCTTACTTGAAAATAGTTCAGTTTTAGAATTGGAATCAGCAACTAGTGAGATCGCTAATAATTCTCCGCGTACAGACATTGGTTATTTGCTAGATGGTTTAACACAACAAGATCCAGTTGCCAATGCTTCTCATTTATTATATCAGAACCCTAGTATTAACAATGGAAACTATTATATAAATTGGAGCAATAACGCTTTAATCAATAATGCGGTTCTTACATACTGTGATATGAATGCAGGCAATGTTAATAGTTCTGCCAACGGCTGGATGTTAATTGATACCACCATGCTCAATGTTTATGATTCTGCTATGGGTGTTGGTTTGAGAAACATGACAAGATCTGGTTCCCAATATAATGCTAATAGTTTTGACGGTATAAAAATAATGAGTATACCTATACCAAGAAAAATTCGTGGTATTCGTGTTGAATACATAGAATTAGAAAACATAGGTTTCGCTGGAGGCACTGTTAACAGACTTGATCTAGATACTGTTTATAATGCTAGCATTGGACTTAGTGTTACGCTAGGTTCTGGATTTGATCATTTTGGTGTTAGTGTTCATAGTTCTAATAACATGGGCAATACATACTTAAGTCTTAGCACTATAGCTAATTTGCAAAATACCTTCCAGGGTGTCAAGTTGTTCGGTAACGAAGGGTATGCTCACAAACGTGGAAATGCTAATTTGGTATATTTCACACAAACCGATAATGTTGGTTTCGATATAGACCGAATCGTCATAAGTCAAAGCGATGGACTAAACAAACAAATTAACATCAGAGACATGAGAATCTGGGTCCGATAATGGGAACAAATGTAATAGCTAGTTTGGGCAGCGTAACCATAACCAATAATGTTGCAGCTGTACCAGTATATTTTAGAAAAGATGCTCTGACCGAAGGAACAGAAACTTTTAGATTTGTGCTATTAGCCAGCAGAGATTATGCACTATATTCTAACATAGTCTCTACTGTTACAGTTTATGATAACAGCATAGCTCGCACTTTGGTATTAACAACAACAGCTACGGCTAATACTGCTAACGAAGGTGAAAGTTATATTGTCAACATTTATACAACAGAAATGGATGATGGTACTACTTTACAATGGCAAATTGATGGTGTTGACCAATATGATTTAGCTACTGCGTTGAACGGTAATGTGGTTTTAGTAGACAACTATGCTAACGTAAGGGTAGCTACAGTTCGTGATAGAAATACCGAAGGTCCCGAGACTGTGTATTTTAGAATTTTATCTAATACACACCCCAGTGTAGAAATACCTAACAATGTTTACGCTAATGTCAGTCTTGTTGACACCAGCAGAACACCAAACTTTTATTTGTATTCAAATGTGGTTACCTGTAATGAAGGTGATGCTGTAGAGTACATTCTTGAAACAGCTAATCTTGAAACTAATGTTATTTTTACCTATAACATAGAAGGCATAAGTCAAAACGATCTAGCCTTTGGTACAGTCACTGGCAAATTTGCACATAATAGTTATAGTGGTAACGCATTTGGAAACGGTAACGTTGTAATTAGATTTGCCAAAGACTTTATTACTGAAGGTAATGAAACTGCTAGGTTTAATATTTTTCCAGATCCTAGCATAAAATTACTTACCAATCTTTATGCCAACGTAGTAGTTGTTGACAGTAGTCGTACACCATCTTATAGTTTGTCTGCAAATGTTTTACAATTACAAGAAGGCTCAACAGCTTTATTTACATTGACAGGAGCTAATGTTGATAATAATGTTAGTTTTAACTATGTAATTGAAAACGTTAACGCTGCTGATTTAGTTGGCGGCTCAGCTGTACTAAAAGGCGACATGCTGTTTATTAGTAATGATGGCGGCTTTACTGGAACTGCTACTAAAGCAATAGGCATGGCTCGTGACAAAACAACAGAAGGCACAGAAACACTAGTATTTAAAGTATTGGCCAATCCACAATACCGACTGAATACCAATCTAAGTGTCCAAATTTCTGTTCTAGATACCAGTAAGTATCCAACCTTATCTTTAACTGCCAACAGATCTGATGTTAGAGAAAATGGTGTCGTGCAATTTAATATAACTTCTACAGACATCGACAATGGCACTAGCATAGAATATCTTGTGTCTCCTATAGCAGATGTTAATAGTCATGTTAGTGCTGCAGTCTATACAACAACTTCTGGTCAGTTTGTTGTAAATGCAACAGGTCAATCCAGTATTATTGTTAACATGAAAGAAGATTTCATTACCGAAGGTACTGAATATCTGACCATAACTGTTCCTGCCATACCTAACATGTATTTGGATGGCAGATCAGTTACAATACCTATTATAGACAGTAGTCAAACACCATCTTTAAGTTTTAGCAAGGACAAGGATCCTGTTGATGAAGGCGATCAGGTTACCATAACTGTAACTGGTACTAATATACCTAACGGTACTACCATAAGTTGGAGTATAACAGCAGGTTCTAGCGACGTTACCCCAACTAGCGGTTCGTTCATACTAACAGCCGGGCCTAATTGGCCAACTTCTAGTAATTCCATAGTTCTTACAGCCATAGCGGATTCTACTACAGAAGGTTGGGAAAATTATACTATTACTACTGGAGCAGTTGCTGCTATAGGTATGCCCAGTTACACAGTTACTGGCAGCATTAACGATACCAGTGTGGCACCACCACCTCCACCGGTCAGCCCACCACCAGCTAGCACGCCGCCACCTCCAGGTGCAGTATTAAATACATTTTTTAATGGTAATTTCGAATTTACTAGCCCAGTGTCTACAGTGGGTACAACAGTAAGCATACCAGGTTGGAAGATTTATCAAGAGTCTCTAAGGCTCAATGGCTTTAGCACTATCTTAAACTTTCCAACTCCACAGGATCCTACACCCAGTCCTCGTAGTGCTCCAACACCTTACGGTGACGAACCTGCTACAAGCATGGCCTATAGTTATGAGTTCGTCACAGACAGTATAGGTGATTTTGGTGGCCAGACAGTACTAAGATTAATTAGTAATGGGGGTACAGCGTCACCATACGGCATTTCGAGAGGTCCTTATGTTGTAAGCGATTATGCTATTACTACAGCCATAGGTGATAAAGTAGTATTTCACTGGAAAGCCGAATATGGTAGTGATGACTACGATGTATTTGCCTATCTAATTAATGAAACAACTGGACAAATCATATTGCTTTTAGACGACAATGGTTATACTACTAGCGGCTGGCAGCGAGTAGAAAAGACCATAGGTGCAGGTGAAACAGGTACCTTTAAATTTGTATTCATTTGTGGAAGCTATGATGCATCAGGTGGCATGGCACTTGGTGCTAGCCTTTATCTGGACAACATAGACATCATAAAAGCAGTATCAGCACCACCGCCAGCACCACCTGCTGTACCTCCTGCACCCATAGCATCAGCTCCAGCTGCACCTGCTGCAATAGTTGTTAGTTGCTCCAGTGCCAGTGTAGTAGCTGACATAGGCAGTCGAGGTCCAGGTTGGTATATATTTGACATAGATTGTGGTGTGTTGACTGGTACTTTCTCTATTAATTTAGATTTTCTAAATAATTATGATTTCGCTGAACTTAATTGGAATGGTAACACTGTTGATACAGGCATCAGCAAGGGAATAAAAACTCTTTCAATTAACAAAACAGCATCAGCACCAAATAGCATACGGTTGCAGATCAATAGAAATAATATTACTGTTACTAATCCTTCTCAATATTCATCGGGCGAATGGAATACTGGTGGCTGGTGGAATGGCAGCGGCTGGAATGTACTAAGTGTTAGTTGCCCCAGTACTAATCCAACACCACCCCCTACTGCTCCGTATTCACCGTTACCTGACGGCACAGTAACCTGCCCAGCACTATACAATGGTGTTAGCTTAACTGGAACTGGTACTTTTACCAATGGGGTTGCTTTGGTTACAGGTAGCCTTAATGGCGGAACCGTATGGGGAAATAATACTCAAGGCTACACTGACGACAGCGACTTTAGACGGGCAGTTGTTCATGCAGGACTTTTAAACCCAGGGCAGTCTGGAATTATTACATTCACGCCCCTGGGTTTCAGAACTAATTACAATGGTACAACAAGCAATGGCGTAACTACTACTGACTGGCCTTCGGGTTGGTGCGGTGTTCAGTTATCATTGTTTAGTTTAGTTACTTAATCAACACATAAATAATAGATGATCATCACGAGGCTACAATGGCTGCAATCATAACCAACTATTATCGTTTATTCAATGCCAAACAATTCATAGAAAGTGTAAAGGAACCGTTTGCTGGTGGCGATGCCAATGCAAATGCCATACACTATGTGTTTATTGGCAGGCCGCAGAGCTGGTCCAACGATAATTTACCCCCTACCCCGGTTGACACAGTAAATCTTCAGTTCGAAGTCTATAAAGACATGGTGGCCCTGAAGAAAGTTACTGCTTCCGAAGTATCGCATGTTATACCCAGAGAAGATTGGGTTTCAGGTACAGTTTATGACGAATATGATCATGCCATGTCGTCTACCAATCCTGCTTATAGCGGCGCAACATCATTGTTCCTTAGTAACTTTTACGTACTTACCGACGAATACAAAGTATATAAATGTTTATTCAATAATGGTAATGGTGCTAGCACTGTAAAACCAACAAGTACTAGTACAACACCAGTTACCTTGGCAGATGGTTATATATGGAAATACATGTATACCATAGACACAGATAGTGTCTTAAACTTTCTAACTCCAGAGTTCATGCCTGTAAAGGCCTGCACAACGGTGCAAGCAGCAGCAGTTGATGGCGCCATAGAAATAATTAAGATAGTAAGCGGCGGAAGTGGTTATGTTAGTACACCAACAGTTTCCATAGTTGGTGACGGAAATGCTGCAGTATCAGCTGTTGCTACTAGAGTTGGCGGTAACATTGCTAATATTACAGTTCAGACAGCTGCCAATGGTTGGCATGTAGCCAACGTTACATTGGTTGGTGGTGCACCCAACGCCAATGCTACTGCTCGTGCCATACTTAGCCCGCCAGGTGGACATGGTAGTAATCCTGTTGACGAATTAGGCGGGTACTATGTAATGATGACCAGCAGACTACAGTATAATGAAGGAGCAGGAGACTACCCAACAACCAATGACTTTAGACGCATAGGTATTCTTGTAGATCCTTTATTTTATACCAATGGCAACGTAAGAGCTAATGCGAATACTCTTAGCGCTACCTGGAGTATTACAACATCAAACACAACAGCCGCTTTTGCTATAGATGAAGTAATTCGAGGCAATGTTAGTGGGGCTAATGCTAGAATATTAACTACTACAGATCCTGTTATAGGTGGAAACAGCATAACCAGATATATCCAACCCATTGACGATACATCGTCAAATCAGACAACATTCCAGGTAGGAGATTATGTTACAGGAGTAACCAGCGGTACTATAGGCATAGTTACTCAGGTTAGTCCACCAGAAGTCAAACCACATTCTGGTAGTGTAATTTATGTAGATAATAGAAAGCCAATTAGCAGAGCAGCGGATCAGGCAGAAAGTATTCACATTGTTGTAGAATTCTAAGGTTTAATAATGTACATAGCTAATACATTCCCTTATTACGATGATTTTGATCCCCAAAAGGGATTTCATAGAATACTGTTTAGGCCTGGCCGAGCTGTTCAGGCTCGTGAACTTACTCAGCTGCAGACCATTCTACAAAATCAGATTGGTACATTGGGTAGACATTTATTTAAAGAAGGCAGTCTGGCCTTTCAGGGCGAACCTATAGTTTATAGGGCTAATATAGACTATGTTAAATTAGAATCTACTTATAATGGTATAGATGCCGATGATGTTATTAAAAATCTCATAGGCGAAAAAATTCAAAGCAATAACAGTATTATAGCTACTGTTGTTGCTGCTGAATTGAGCACTAATACAGACCCAGCAACTGTCTACATTAGTTACGAAAGTAAAGCTACTGACGGGTTCACAAAATTTTTTACAAATGGCCAAATCTTAACACAGTATGTTGGTGCTAATGCCAACATACAAATCAAGGCAGTAAATACAGGTAATGCTACTGGGCAGGGAAGTGCTGTTGGTCTTAGTAATAATTATATTTTCATTAAAGATAATTTTGTTAAAATAAACAACGAACTTAGCATAGTAGGTAAGTATAATAAATTAACTTCCAATAGCATTGGGTTTAGAGTTTTTGAAGATATTGTTACTTATGCTGACGATGGTAGTCTAAGAGATCCAGCAGTATTAACAGAGGGAAGTGCAGATAGCAATTATTATGCCTTAGGTGCTGACAGATATCATCTGAGAGTTAAACTTGAAAGTAGACCGTTACTGGATACAACTTCTGATATAGATCCAAACTTCTTCGAATATATTCGTGTAGAAAACGGTCTACCTAACTGGGTTCGTGAAGAAGTAATTTATGATGTCCTAAACAAAGAACTAGCCAGAAGAACATTTGAAGAAAGCGGTGATTATTCGGTTGATTGTTTTCCACTACAGTTGATGGAGCATAGTAATTCTAGTAATGTTCAGATTACCGGATATTATACTAGCAATGGTTTAAGTAATGCCATGGTTTCTGTAATGGGCCCTGGATTGGCCTATGTAAAAGGCTATAGAACAGAAACTAGATTTCCAACTCCTTTGACCGTATACAAACCCCGTGATACTGCTAATGCTAGAGCCACGTTAAATCTAGATCGTGGATCATATGTAATCATAAACAGTATGATGGGTTTACCAAATCTTGTATCTGATTTAGAAGAAATTTCATTACAAGATACCTATAAGCCGAACTGGTATAAGAAAACCAGTTCTGGTAATAAAGTAGGTACAGCCAGAGCACGACACATAGAATTATACTCAGGCACACCAGGAACTGAATCAGCTCAGTATAAGTTATATTTCTTTGACATAAACATGAACCCTGGAACATCTGTAAGAAATATAAAAAGTTTCTACAGTACTGGCGCAGGAAGTGCAGGATTTACAGCTAATATTGTTCCCGCTTTTGGTCTTTTGACGGGTACAGCAGTAACTACAAACACCAGCAATATTGTTACTGGTATTGCTACTGCTTTTGAATTAGAACTAGCAGATCCCACGGATTATTCATCGTATAAAGATTGGGTAACAGTCAGAGGTGCATCAGAACAAGTATTCGAAGTAAACAGCACTCAGGGAAATAATCAATTTACCGCTAATGCCCCTGCTACTGCCAGTATTACAGGTCCTGCTTATGTTCATTACATAGATGTAAAAGATGCAGACAGATATAACTACCTGTATCCGTTTAATTATAATTACATAAAAACTGTTGATGCTAATAATACTAGCACTGTATATACAGTTAAAAACTTTAGTAGCGCTACATTATCAGGTAATACTACAACTTTAACTATAAGCGGTGGAACCAACGAAACCTGGCAAACACCCACTAATGAATCTAGTTTACTCCTAGTTACTTCTGGTGCTAAAGCAGGAAACCTATATTCAGCAGTTGGGCATATAACCAGATCAACCAATCAGAAAACACTAACTGTTGATTTGTCAGACATATCAGGTGTGGCCACAGCAGACATAGTTGTTATGAATCCTAAGGTAAAAACTCTAGATAGAGCTGCTAGAAGAACTAAGAGTAAAGTAACCAACGCTACATATGATATATCAGATTCAACTATCTATAATAAAGATTCTATAAATTTAAACAGAGCCGATGTAATTAGAATAGTTAGTGTTTCACAGTCTGCATTGGGTAGTGGTAGCTATTCTAGCATTGGTGCCTCGGATATCTCTAATTATTACGACTTTGATAATGGTCAACGTGAAACCCATTATGCACTTGGTAGAATAATTAGAAAACCCGGAACACCTGTACCACAGTCGCCTATAAGAATTACTTTTGATTATTACAGCCATGGTGGTTATGGTGATTATTTTAGTGTAGATAGTTATACAGATAATAGTATAGATTTTGCAGACATTCCTTCAATAAAAACTGTTAATGGTGAAGTGTATTTGTCTGATGTTATAGATAACAGACCAGTTATTAATCAGGCCGGTACTGGTTTTAGTGGTTCAGGTTCAGTTAAACCAGAATTTTTTGATCAATCAGATAGTTTTGTAACAGATTTAGAATTTTATTTGGCAAAGAATGCTCTAGTAGCCATAAACAACACTGGTAAATTTATAGTTAAACAGGGTGCTAGTGCTCCTTATGGTCAGGCAAGTGATCCAGAAGTACCTGATGACAGTATGCCATTGTACATATTGAGGATGAAACCTTATGTTAGAGATATTTCTAAAGATGTAAATATTGAAAACTTGTGCATAGCCAGATATACCATGAAAGACATAGGTAAGCTGGATAGAAGAATAACTAACTTAGAATACTATACCTCACTAAATTTGCTTGAAAAACAAACCGAAAGTCTACAAATCAAAGATGCCTATGGCCTAGATAGATTTAAAAATGGTTTTATTGTAGACAATTTTACTGGGTTTGGTGTAGCAGATACAACCAGTACCGTTGCAATCGATTTCAGAACTAACGAACTTAGACCCAAGTTTATTAGAAGAACTTTCTAAGGGTCAGGAGCTAGCATGTTAAGAGAATTGTTAATTACGCCTGATGAGCCAAAATCTATACTAGACAATAAGCTACGTGAGGCGTATATCAGAATTGTTGGGCGCGAGCCTGACATGGAAGGCCTTATGTATTTCTCCAATGCTATAAGCAGAGGTGAAAAAACATTTGCTGACATGATTACTGATCTTAATTATGGACTTGACACAGAATTAGGACAATATGTAGCTCAGGGCAATGGTAACCCCATAAACAATATCATACTAAGAGACAATGATGGTACAGTAGAGCCCTATGAAGCTGCGTTCAATACCAATCTTCAAAGAAAACAAGATTTATTTTATGTAAAAACTGGTGATATAATAAGCCTGCCTTATACACACCAGATATATCTTCAAAATAAGTTAGCCAGCGGCACTGTTAACATTAACCCTTATGGTGTATCGACTTTTGTTGGATTGCTGAGTTTAAACCCACCAGATAATAGTTTAGAACATTCATCAACCAGCACTCCAACAGTTGTAAACGATCCAAACGACAATTATAAATCTCTGGTAGATAGTTATAAGACTTCAATAGCCAATAAAGAAGGCAAAACTATAACACAAGATGATAGCGCAGGGTTCTATGGTTCATACTATGGTGAATGGGAGTTATTAAGTCAGGGTACTCAAGAATTAGACCCAAAAGATAATAAAGTTAAACGTGTAGATGACTATGGTAAGTATAAAATTGAATTTAGTATCAAACCACAAACAACAACATCTTTGCGATCTGGCGTACGTCGTGACATAGTATACGATCAAAATCTGAATCCTAAAATGAACGATATAAACATAGGATTCTTTGCAACAGGCATGAAACCAAGAACACGGATTTATGCTTTCTTTGGCGACAGAGATGTCACCAATATGTGTATACAACATAATGAGGTATTACCGGATCTAGATGTTGGTTTCGACATGCCCAGTAAAAGGCTTATTACTGATTCTAAAGGCGAAATCAGAGGCACGTTTAGTTACAGACAAAGTGATTTGAACTTTGATGCAGGCATTTATTTACTGCATTTATCAGATAGCTTGAATAATTCGGATAATAGAACTACATATGCTTCGGCGCCGTTCAATGGACTTGGTTTGACTGGTTATGGCACCGAGGAATTTAGAACCAGAATTGGTGTATTCGGTTCAAATAAAACATCTACTGTTGCTGTAAGGGATCCAAGAACAGTTGTTGTAGCCGATGGTCCACCACCTCCACCACCAGAAGCACCAGATCCACCGCCTGCTGCAGAATCAACTTTAGATATTATTGATTTTTGTTTTGTGTATGGATTTGGCAGAAAACCCAGTCAAGCAGAAAAAGCTGGAATTTATGACAAATGGCAAGGTTATGGCGTTGGTGACATGACCACATGGAATGGAATTGTTAATAAAAACCCGACTAATGATGCCAACACAGACGGTTCTGAAATGTGGTATACCGTTGGTTGGCCAGTTAACCACGAAATTATGACCTATGTAGATAGAGCCATATCTGTGGTTCCTAATGGTTCTGATAGCTCCGATCTTAGAAGCAAATATTTAGCAGCTGTAACATATCCTTATGGTCGTTGGACCTGGTGGTATTATAAAAACAATCCTGCGTTATTTCCTCCTACCATAAATTATACTCAACTTATTAACACAGATCAAAACGTAGCATTAACTGCACCATGGGAAACAGATTTACCCTATGATAGTTTTAACATAGAAGGTAAAAAAGTATTTGATGCATTAGTTCAGTTTCCACTTGATGTTCATGCCATAAATGGAGGCCTAAAAGCAACTGATTACCAGGGAGTAATGGGATTTTATGCTAGGTTATTTGGATACATTTATCTTGATTCAGACAATAATCCACAATTCGGCACAGCCCCACAGTTGCCCAAGACCTATACACTGTTAAAAAATATTCCAGAAGGCGGTGCAAATGTACACGTCATAACAACTGTTTGGGATAGTATTGGTAATGATTGCATGCAACCATATAAAGCTACAGTTGTTACATCAACACCAGAACAAGGCTCAAATTTAAATATTACCATAAGTTCAGCATTAGGATATTACACGCACTATAGTTGGGTGTTAATAGATAGTGCCAATGTCTATGGTAATTTAAAAGTGCCGCGAGGAACCATGACAGGCTCTGGTAAAGGCGCATTATGGACAGTAAATCAACCCGATTATCCATTGTCTCTTAGTTTTGGTAACTACTTATCTGGTAAAAGCAACGTAAACGTCTTTAATGGTTCTAATGCTTTCAATTGGGCTCATACCGATGAAGAATTCTTGACATTTGGAACTACAAGCACCTTAGCAGTAGGTGGAAGTGAAGGAAGCCCATTAATAAGTGGCACACCCTATGTTCTTGCTGGTGTACATTATGCACAAACCAACGGCATAAAAACTGCTGCTAAGGTCCAAATAGCCATAGCCATAAAAGAAGGTGAAGTTGGTCTTTCTACCAATTTACCTATAACAGTGAAAATTAAAAATACAAGTGCAACTTATAATACTTGGATACCCGGAACTGGTGGCGCAGGATACTGGGACGATCTAACTAGTTCTTCTAATTTCGTTGACATTTATCCTGAAGGCACAGATCCTTTGGGTCTAATACCTTTACTAACCAGTCAGCAACCATTTACTATAGAAATTTCAACTAGAAGTGTGGCTGCTGCTCCACCGCCACCACCGGATACTACATATTTCGATAGCAATACTGGCGGTAATGATGTAGGTGATATTTCAGGAGGCCCCCTATAAGGGATAAGGGATAAAGATGGCAATTCAAATTCAATACGAAGATGCATGTTCGTTAAGAGCAGTAGTTAGTACTGGTTCTACGTTATTTACATATTTGGTTGGCGCAAACTATAGACGTTTAGGCTCTGAAAGTAATACTACCAATGGTACCATAGCACCTTCTGCAGGAGAACGGGGTTATGGGATATTGCAGGATAGACCCAGACTAGCTGACGGTTATGATATTGATTCCCCAACTACTAGTTTTATAAATGCAGCTGGAGGCAAAGAGCCCTGGCCCTGGTATAAAAATGCTCGTGAGGCCTGGTTTTCGGGTATCAATAGAAACGTAACCGATACAAATTATAGACTGTGTCAGGCCGGAGGTGGGTCATTAACAGTCGCTGATCCAATTGCCCAAAGTTTCTTTGTTGTTGGCAAAACAATCACACTTACTAAACTAGATGTGTATTTCAAATCTAAAGATAGTACGTTGCCAGTAATTTGCGAACTAAGAAAAAATGTTAACGGTTATCCTGGTCCAGAAATTATACCTTTTAGTTCAACAGTAGTTTATCCAGAAACCATAGTAGTTAGCGATGATGCTAGCAAGCCCTGCACATTTCTTATGAATGGTCTGGTTCATCTTGAAGAGGGTGAGTATAGTATTGTTCTTAGGTCTGACAGCCTGAAGTATGAAGTTTGGGTAAGCACAATCAATGAAATAGATGTGCAGAGAAAAGTAAAAATATCAACGCAGAATCAGTTAGGAAGTTTTTTCAAGAGTCAAAATCTAAGTACCTGGACGCCAGATCAACTTACAGATCTAAAATTTACTTTGTATAGAGCATCTTTTGATACATCAGGTATTGGTTATCCAACTTTTGGTATACATCCAGTGCATTTTAACAGCATGGCATTGCAAGAAAATCCCTTGGAATTTTACCCTAACAGCAGAAATATTAGGGTACTAGCTCCCGGGCATGGCATGAAAAATGGTGATAATGTATACTTGGATGCTAAACTATTTACAAATAGTAATTTCGTAGAAAATGTTAGTAGATTAAGTGGCAATTACAAGGTAAAGGCTTATGACAATGATACATTTATCATAAGCGGTGTAGCATTGGCAAATACTGCTATATCTAGACCAACCAGAACAGGTGGTGCAGGTATACAAATAACCAACAGTCATAACATAGTTTATGATACCATTTATTCCGAAGTTCCTTTTTACGCTCCATCGGGATCTAATGAATTTGGTGTAGGTGGCGGACAGGCTTTGTACAAGGTTTTGGATGCTAATACTAGACTTACTGAAATTGGATGGTTGCCTGTAAATAGAGAGTATACATTTGACACAACTAAAGTTGTTTTAAATCCTAAGGCGAATAATTACGTTGCATATTATCATCCAGATGCTTTGCGTCCTGGTCTGCAGGGTTTTGACACCTTTGCCATAAGTTTCCCCCTGGTAAGTAATGACACGTTCGCTAGTCCGCTCCTAGATGTTAAGAAACTAAAAATTAATCTTATTAAAACTACAGGTGATAATGCTAGTTTTACAGCTTCGCATCTAATCCCAGAAGATTATTTAGCTATTTCTGCAAATAGCGTTACTACTTCAATTTTCAAAGTTAATGATTCGAACATTTTGGGCCGTGTTTTACTAACAAATGCTTCTGATGTGTCAAATGCTTTGACTGTAACTCCAGGCGGTTACCTAACTATTAGTGCTCCAAATGTTTTGGGTATGTATAGAATAGTTAGTACTGACACAAACAACTCTAATGCAAATATTTACATAGCAAAAATAAGTAATACTTCAGCTAATGTTTTTGCATTCACACCCAACGCAGTATCAGGTGCTAGAGTCAATATGATTTACGGTACAAAATTTATTGATGAGCTTTCATCCAGAAATGGTAGTGCCAAGAACAAATACATTACCAAAGAAATTAAATTTGCCAATCCAAGTTCTAGCATATTCTTAAAACTTGATGTCTGCAGACCTAAAAATACTAACCTGAGATTTTTCTATAGAACAAAGTTAACTACAGACATCAAAGATATTACTGAAAAAGATTTTATAGAATTCCCTATAGTCTCCATGCCGCAAGCTGCTGACAGTAATGAATTCATTGAAGTAGAAACTCAAGTCGATAATCTGCAAGCATTTGAAAGCCTTCAGATTAAGATAGTATTTTATATGGATGAATTTGCTGGTAGACCTCCCAAGGTTAAAAATCTAAGAGTAATAAGTTTAGCATGAAGCTGAAGGTTCAGGATCATCCTGGCCTTTATAGAGATAGTAAAAGTAAAGCCATTGTTAGTGAAGATAAGTCTGCTCTAGAAAGATATCTGGCAGAACGAAGCTACAGGCAAAACCTTATTACTACTAATAAAGGCCTTGAGGACCAAATAAATAATTTGAAATCCGAAGTTGACGAACTTAAAGATTTGGTCCTTAAACTAATCAAAGATCGCTGATGCCAGTCACTTACGTTTATACCGAAAACACCATAGCAGAATGGCGTACCTATTTCAACATAATGGGCGCCAACGTAGGTGATCTAGAGCGTTTAGATCTTCCTTACCCATCTAATGTTGATTTAGTGACTGCCATCAATGCTCTGTATTCTGGAGCCATGGTGCCAGTTGGTTTGCTGACCAATAATAATATTTCTATTGTTGGTGCAGTAAATGAGCTTTGGTCAAACATAGGGCCATTGCCCAATTTAATAACACCCAACAAAGCCAACATAGTAGCTGCCATAAACGATGTATGGACCAAGGCTAATTCTGGTGTTTTTGATGGCAATGTTGTCATACATGGTAACCTGCAGGTAGATTATGGTATTAGGGCCGACGGCAACATAGACGGTTACAGCGATTTTAATCTGTTCGGTAATGCTAAAGTAAACGGTGATTTAAGAGTCAACGGCGACTACATCTTTTTAAATAGCAACAACATCTATATGATGGACCCTATCCTAAGGGTAGGGACTGCTGAGGATGGTGCAGATTATCCAGGCGATGACCAAAGGGATCGCGGTATTAGTTTTGGTTATTTTGATGCAGGATTGCCTAGATCTGGTTTCTTTGGATTTGACCGAAATAAAAAGGCATATTATTTTTTAAACGATGCCTACGAAACCGATGGCTATGTAATATTAGGTAATCTAGCCAATCTAAATGCTGATTATTATTTTGTTAGTGGTAAAGTTTTACCCAATACTCAACCCAGTAGTGGTCAGGTTCTAGTAGATATTGGTGAATTTTATAATAGATTTTCCAACATCTATGCCAATAATATTGTTACTGGCAATGCCAATATAGAATTTAGTGCCAACATTTATAAAGATTTAACTGTTGGTAATATTATATTGCCAGCAACTACGCTCAATGTAGACATAGGTTCAGCCAATCTAAGATTTGACAACATCTATGCCTATGGCATGAATGTCCTATATCTGGATCTAGATCTAAGTGGCGCACAGGCATTGGTCAATAGCCTAGTAGCCAACACCACATTGCCTAATTTAATTGTTGATGATGCAAACCTTCGTATCAATGATTTGTGGGCCAACGGTAATGTATTATTCAATGATAGCCTCATAGAACTTGCTGCTAATAATTTAGTAGCCGATGAGCTAGACATTGGTTTTTACGGATTGTATGCAGACACTGCAGGCCCTAATACCATAATAAGATCAGCTGGTCTTTATCGTGATGCTTCTACTGATGACAAGCGCTTTAGATTCTTTGCTAATTTAACACCCGAAGTAACCATAGCCAGCGAATTCATGCTGGAACTCGAGGAAAATAGCAATGTAATCTACCTGGAAAGTAATGCCCCCATCATAAACGAAAATTTCGTTCCTGGGCCATTCTTAGCCAATAACAGAGTCAATAGCAATATACTTTTAGATGGTGATGTTACTTATGCGTTGGCCAATGTCGAAGCCAAGTATTTTATAGGTAATTTGTCTGGTTATGCTGATTGGGCTCACCATATTTACAGTAAAAACGTCATAGAAAATGGCGACACCAGCAATGGTTATGTATTCTTTAGTAACACTAGATCTAGACTAGCAGTAAGTAACACAGGTGTTGGGCTTAACTATAACAAAGTCGCTGGCATCTTTAGTTTAGATGTTGCTGCCATAGGTACAGGCAATGGTGGCGTATTTGACATAGCCAACACTGATATGTTGGCTGAAGGTTTAACTAATCTTTACTATACCAATAATCGAGCACAGGCCTGGTTTGAAAGTTATTTTACTGCAGCTACTCCGCTAACATTTAGTAACGGAGTATTGGATCTTACTGCGCTTACTACAGATGACATACCCGAAGGCGCTACCAATTTTTATTATACAGATGCCAGAGCTCGCCAGGCCATAAGTGCTGGCGACGATAGTGTTATCTATGACCCTCAAACCGGTGTTTTAACTGTAAATATATCGCAACTAGAAGGTGTAACCAGCGTTAATGGTAATACCGGCGATGTAACATTAACCAGTGATGATGTAGATGAAGGTACCATAAATTTATACTTTACCGAAGAGCGTTGGGATGAATATGTTAGTCTGCTAACAACCGACGACGTTGCTGAAGGCAATACTAATTTTTATTTTAGTAATGCCCGAGCCTTAGCAGCTCTACATCCCGATGGTACATTGGATTATGATACAAATACAGGTAACCTAAGTGTTAATGTAGCTGGTATCTGTAACCTGGTTGTCACCAGTGTAAATGGCAAGACTGGTAATGTTACACTATATACATCAAACATTATCGAGAATGGCAACACTACAACCGGTAATGTTTATTTTAGCAACTCTCGCGCACGCGCAGCTATTTCTGTAACTGGTGCAGGCACCTATGACCAGGCCAATGGCATAATATCTGTTCCAGGTCCCTATGGCCTAGATTTCAAAACTTTTGTTTTTACTTTAGCTGCTCCTTCGACTGTTATATCTGGTACTGATGATTTTGGCAAAATTCTAAACATTGGCATGACCAGTGCTTTAGATGTATTTGTAAATGGTGTTAGAGCCATAGCAAATGTAGACTACAATGCCTACAACAATATGGCCAGCAGCAATGTAACGTTTACCAGTACAGTTCCTGCAGGTACAGAAATAACTATTCGTGAAATTACTGGAAATATAGCAGTAAGTCAGGGTTATATAACACAAAACGTAACTGATTATCTTGAAGTTTTAAACAGTATACCAACTTCTGCTTCTGTAAGTCTTGATTTAAATTATGGCCAAAATACTAATTTTTATGTTAATGTTACTCAGTCAACTACCATAACCTGGGTGAATGTGCCTGTATCAGCTGGAAAAGTGCTAGTATTTACCATATTTTTAAATTTTGGAGCTGGCAACGCTGGTGAATGGGAAATAACCTGGCCCGCATCAGTAAGGTGGGATGATAATAGTCCACCAATATTTACAGCTATACCTGACCGTCTGGAGGCTGTTACATTCTTTACCATAAATAGTGGAACACTTTTTTATGGTTATAAGAATTTGAGTGGTGCACCTAACAGTTAATTGTCATGGCTATTAGCAGATCAAGAAAGGCTCGCAAAACTCCGCCGGATTTAAGATACTACCCTTATTTTCCTTTGGCCTATCGCGAGTTCATCAAAACAGTTCCCTATGAATTTAGAGTCCACGTAAAAAAAGAAGTTGATGGCGGAAGCGACATTGATGGCGACGGCTCGTTTGAGAAACCCTTTGCCAATGTCGAATATGCTATAAATTACGTAGTTAATAAAACTGTTGCAGCTCCCTGGACCAAATGGGGATTTATAATCTACCCTGGAACCTATACAGCCAAGGGTACCGTCAATCCCAAACGCAATAAACATCCAGATTATAGAGTCAATTTATTTACTGACACCTTTCAAAATCCTATTCCAAAATTACCGGATTCTCAAAGATATACAATCACAACTACAACTACTACCAGCAAATCCGGTAAAGAGATTGTAAAGACTACAAAAACAGATAATTATGCTGGGCATGCTTTCATGTCCACACCAGAATGGACCTATAATTTTCAGTTTATAGGTGCAGGCGGTAACACCAGAATAGATTTTCAAACCTACCCTTATTATTACAACCCTTCAACTAAAAAGTTTTGGAATGTTAATGAAGCCATAGCCGGAAACGAAAAACTAGCCTATCTTGGAATCTATCCAAAATTTTATAATACTGCAAATAGAGCTAATGTACAGGGCGGTTTTACCATCACAGAACAAAACTTCAGCAACGTAGCCATACCCTTTACGGTAGCTGAAGATGGTAATTATGTTTTCAGATATTATACAGAACGCAGAGCAGACAATACTCTATACAGAATTCCAACACACTATGGCAATACCCTACAAAAAGGACTGTTCTTTGACGAACGCCATGCCTGGTACTATTTAAATACCACTAATACCAACCCTACAGGTAATTCCGAATTATTCGAAACCGGCAACATTTACATTAATGGTACTGCTTCAATAGAATATGATACAGGAAAATTTGGTAACTGCCTAAGTTTGAACGGCGGTGGTTTTTATGTACCCTACGAAGCCAATAGTATTTTAGATTTTGGCACTGGCGATTTTACCATAGAAATGTATGTAAAATTAGGTCGTGGCACAGTTACTGGACCATTGTTTTCTAATTATAGAAGCATGACTCGTGAATTTAGTTATGAAGCTTCTATTAGTAGTGAAGCACTGCGTATACGAATGTATCATTTAAATAGTGTAACATCTGCCAGAACTACTACACTAAGATCTAAAAGATTAAGTCGCGATGTTTGGTATCATGTAGCATTTGCACGTTCAGGAACAACTGCGTATTTGTTTTTGAACGGCGCATTGGTTGATACGCAGACTACCTTTAGTGGTACTGGAGTAACTAGAACGCCAGTTACCTATAGTTTTCCTACCAATCGTCCTGGTACATTTTATGTTGGTTCGTCGCAAACAAGTACTATACAACTATTTTTATACAATAGATCTGGTAATGTTTTTGTAGATGAGGTCAGGGTTTCGAATGTATTCAGATATCTGCCAGGAAACGTTACAGTACCAACTACAGCTTTTTTAAATGATAACAATACAGTGGCGCTGTTTAGCCTAGACAAAAACCTTAGCGACAATAACAGTCCAGATACACGTGTAGAAACCATACAAATTTTACCACCACGCGGAACTGCTGTAATAACCCCATATGCGTTCAATAACGAATCTGGTAATGTAGCCAATAGTATTCTTACTAAAACAGGCTCATGGCTCAACGTAGATTATAATTCTAGACACAATTTAAACAACATATTTACCATAGAGTTCTGGGCACTAGTACCAAAAACGATAAATGGTACTGTGGCTATCATTAGTAAAGATGGAACACCCAATAAAAAATCCTTTGCTATTGAATTGGGTCCTTATATTCGCATCAAATTAAGTTACTATGGTACTGCCTGGGATCTAGATCATACCTTTTATGACAGAAGTTTTTTTAACACGTTCAATCACTTTGTTATAAGCAAAAGCGGTGGACAAGTTAGGTTATTTAAGAATGGTTACTTACTATCGACTGTTAATACAGTCGATGTTCCATTATTTGCTAGCGATGCAAATGTATACATAGGATCTTCTAACGATACTGGTACTAACAGTGACACTATAGTTATTAATAATCTTAGAATAGCAGACAATGTCTATATTGATAGTAACTATACTTTACCTGCTGCAGACCTAAGCCCAACGGAACATACTGATACTGTCTTGCTCATAGGGCAGACGGGCAATGTTCTTACTGATGCTAGCCCTGTTAATAACATAGTTAGGAATAAAACCAAAAATTCTCAAAATTTTGTTGGCTTAGGTTCAAATGTAGCAGCCATACCAGTAGTGCCTTTCGCTATATCTGGTTATAGTGCTTATTGGCCAGGTACAACAAATACATACTATTCTATTGATTCAGGCTCAGTAAGTATAATAGCAGAATCTACCTGGACAATTGAAGGGTTTTTTAGGTATACAAATTACCCTCGAAGCAGTTATGTTACTTTGGCTACTAATTCGTCTAATGATAGAATTATAAGAAACCAGTTTAAACTTTATGTTGATGGTGAAACTTTAAAACTAAATGTTATAAGATCCATTCTAACTGCCGACGAAGCACAGGCAACTGGATTTGACAGAGCTATACCTTTAGACTCTGATTGTGGTACTATTTTAAATGGCTGGAATCATTTCGCCTTAGTTAATGATGTTGGCGTCTTGAAAGTTTTTCTAAATGGTGTGCAGACCATTACTTTGAATGCAGGATTCGGCACTGGTATTAGTGTAAATAGCTTACCAGTAGAGCTTATTTATAGTCAAGGGCTAATCATAGGCAGAGGTAAAAATCTTTCTAGATCAGGTAATTTTAACGGTTATATTAGTAATTATAGAATAAGTGATATTGCGCAATATAATACTAATTTTACAGTACCTAATACTCAATTTGCTCCTAGTGCATCAGATGTACTGTTAATTTTAAACAACAATAACTGGCGCAGCACTGTTCCAGGACTAGTTGAGTTTGGTACTATAACTGATACTACAGTGTCCCCTTTCTCAGCTCTAGAAAGTTCTGGATCACATCTTCTTTTAAAAACAGAACTAGTAAGCGCCAATAAAAAAACGGAAACTGTGGCCTTAGGAACAGGCGATTTTACTATAGAAGGTTATTATTACAAATACGGGCAGGTCTGGGACGATAAAACTTATTTCTTTTCATTGCGCGGAGCCAGTATTGCTGGTCAAAAATTTCAAGGATCAGTTTTTAACGTAGAGGTTTCTATAATCAACAGAACCTCTGAAAAGGGTTACTACATAGTTGTACCCAACGGCGCTTATGCTGACAAAACTAGTTCAATGTTTGTTGAAGTCTACAAGTATACTACATTACCACCAACAAATAAATGGATTCATGTAGCTTTGGTTAGAAAAGATGCTGTCATGACACTGTTTATTGATGGTGTTGCTATCTGGATGCAGGTAGATCAAGGATTTAATCTGGTCAAATCTTATGTGGTCATTGGTGGTAAAGAAACAGAAAATAAATTTGCTGGTCTAGTATCTAATTTTAGAATATCTAAAACTGCAAGATATTCTTCCTTAGTTAATATTTCGCAAGATCCTTTTGTAAGTAACTCTATCATAGATCCGTATTATGAGAATGTGGGTGTGCTTGCGCATTTTGAAACTGAGAATTACAAAAGAAGACCTGCTGCTAGCCCTAAGAATTCTCCCTTAGTAAATTACGGACATAGTAACAATATTTTTCTTCAAAGTGCAGTAACACATACACTGTATACAAGTGCATATAATTTTAATTATCAGGGTGTATTTGGTTTTGATGTAACCGATAAAAACAATAAAGTTATTTTTGAAAGCAGAAACTTGCCACGAGATCATAATTTAGGATTAATGTTACATCCTGAATCATCGGTCAGAGGTATACATGTTAGATACGATGCTGCTAAGGCGTTTTACTATCAGCATGCTTTATTTAATTCGCATAGTGTTGGCCCGGGCCCAAGAATGTGGATACCACCTAAACGCACCAAGGGTGGTAAATACGACCCCAAAGGACCAGGTGCCAAGGGCATGTATCCATCCATGGTTACCCTTAAAAAGAAAGATCCTGCTACTGGTACAACAGTAACTGTTACAGAACAAGGGCTTAAATCTTTAGATCTCAAAAGTCAATTATATGGTAAATTTATTAATGTTGGTATAGAAGGAGTAGAATTAACTCTAAAGTCTGCTGGCGGTGGTGGTCCCATACTCATGGATCGTTGTACATTTAGATTTGCTAATACATCCTATTTTCCAACCTACAATATAAACGTGACTGGTGTTATGGACATAGGGCCATCAGCAAATCAGGGTAATCTTTATATTACAAATAGCGTGTTTGGTGGTCCTGATGCTAACAGCCTTCCTCGCTCTAAATTCCAATCTAATTACATTACAATTGGGGCCGAATGGTGGAAAAAACCTAAATGGCCAAGGTTTGCCTTTAAACCAGATTTAAATCAACGTGTCCCTGTAATTAGAAAAACGTTCTTTGGAGCCAATATAGCTGCCAATACATTTACCATTGTAAATAGTCCCATACCACCAGGTTTTACCATAGCAGGACTTACATTTAAAGTTGGTAGAAATCCATCGGAACGATATGTAAACGATGCTTCAGCAGTACGTACTCTTATACCTGCCATACTTAAGGGAGCAACTACAGTAGGATTTAGAGATGCTAATGCCAATGTTCTATTGCATGGTACAGCCAGCACAGGCTCAGGCAGTCTGTATTTTCCGCCTACAACTGACACTTTAACTCCAACACAGCAGTTAGCTCTGCTATCAGGCTATCCTTATGTTGTAACAAATTCTTCATTACAGAATAATACTGGTAATTGGAAAATTAGTTTGCATCTGTATCACCTAGGACCATTCTTGGGTACTCTTAGATACGAGACTATTTTTATTTCTGGACGTTATGTTCCACCAGGTAAGGGTATTGTATTTGGAGATTTAGTGCCTGGAAGCTGGCAACTAAGTGCCAGATCATATGCTGCTCCTTTGCCAGTGTCAGCAAAAAATCCTGTATTTGTTCCGGCTACATCTAGATTCCAGCTAGAGCTTTATAGAAAAGGAACTCCACAGTCTGGAGATAGAGGTAAGTTTAGTCTGATTGGTGGTGATTTTAGACCTAATACCTGGTACAAAGTAGACATAGAATTCAACAATACTGTGGTTGGTTTATATGTAAATAATGCTCTAATAAAGGAAACCGAATATTCTGATGATATCATAAAATATCCAAATCAGGACTACTCAATAAACAGTCAGTATTTGTTTTACTTGGGCAAACCTCCTCTGTATGGACAGTTTTGGTCGCCCTTTAGAACCAGAAGTTGGACCGGATACATACAGTATGTCAGAACATTTAGCGGTGAGGATCTAACTAATAATGATGTTGGTGTATATTCGGGCGCCTATAAATGGGTCCTTTGATCCATAAATATTAAAATAATCTCGTAGACCATGCCATCACAGTCACTCACCCTAGCTACTCTTTTAGATTCCGATGGATCGTTGGCCAATCTAAGCATCACCGAAGATGCTTTGGCTAATGGGATCATCACATCTCGTACTATAAATGTAGCCAGTGTAACTACTGACTTTGTTAGTGAGGGATTCGCTAATCTTTATTATACCGATGCACGTGCACGCCTGGCCATTAGCGTCATAGGAGCCGGTAGTTATGACAATGCCAATGGTATTATAAACATTGGCGGCAACAGTCTTAATACCTCCAATGTTTCCGAAGGCGCCAACCTCTACTTTACAAATGCTCGAGCTCGAGCTGCTATTTCCGCATTTGACAACACCATAATTTACAACGAAGCAACAGGTGCTATAAGTGCCAATGCTGCTGCTTTGGGTGGTGTTGGTGGTGGTCCTAATGTTATAAGTGTAAATGGTCAGGTTGGTGTAGTTACACTTCAGACCGATGACATCGCTGAGACGACTAATTTATATTTTACAAATACTCGAGTTCGTGCAGCCTTAGACCCCGATGAAACCATTTTATATAATTCTTCCAATGGTTGGTTAAGCATTGGACAAAATGTAACACCTGAAAGTAATGTAGTATTCAATGAAGCCAATTTAAAAATATTGATCATTGAAGATGAAAACTATTTTGGCAACGGTACAATAAGTTTTAGCAATAATACTAATGCCTTTGTTTTTAGTAACACAATAATACCTGCTACAGATAATCTATACAATCTAGGTACTACAGGCATTGTCTGGAATACCCTGCATGTACATACCATAAATTCAAACATTATTAATGTTAGCAATACTGTCATAGCAGACAACTTTGTTGGTAGTTTTACTGGCGATTTTATTCGTACTATTATAGTAAGCAGTGATCTTAATAGCATTGTTATAGATCAAGAAAGTAATCCGTCCCTGTTCTTACCCAAAGGATCTAATGTAGTATTTGATCTTAGTAATCCTTTGTTAAATGGTATTGGCTTTGAGATAGGTTATGATACTAACCCCCTAGGTAATAGCGAAGATGTTCTGGGTATCACCTATGTTGTAAATGGCCTAGTAACAACACGTGAAGATTATACCAGTAGTTTTAATGCCAGCAACACCAGACTCATGTACTTTAATGTGCTACAAAGTACTGGTAATAGTCTGGTATACTATAGCCCTGAATATCCCACCTGGAAAGCTCCATTGGTGGTTGCGCCTCCAGCCAATACAGATGAGGTTGTAGAAGGCGATCAAAATCTTTACTATTCCGAAGAAAGAGTACAGCAGGTACTCAGCTCTGTTGCCGATGGCAATGTTGGTATTATCTATGACGAAAATTTAAATCTTCTTACTTTAAGTCAGGACATTACGGCTAATGCTGACATAGAGTTTAGAACTGTAACTGCCAATGTTGCTTTTTATGGTGACATCTATGGTAATTTGTATGGAAATATTTTTGGGTTCGTAGCTAACCTAGATAATTTTACTACTGATGATATTGTAGAAGGCAGCAACAATGCCTATTTTACTAACCTAAGAGTACGCCAGAGTTTAAGCGCAGGAGCAGGTCTTGATTATAGTCCCATATTAGGGCAATTTAGTTTACCTTCCATAGCAACAGTTAATGCTAACGTATATGGTGGCACAACTGTAATACCAGTTATCAATGTTGATTCCAAAGGTAAAGTAGTATTTGTTACCAATGTACTTCCAAACTATAGCAATGTAACTACCAATGTAGCACCCAATGTTAACGGGGTCTTAAATCTTGGTACCAGCACCAGACGCTGGAAAGACATTTATTTGTCTGGTAATAGCATATATCTAGGCAATTCAACTATTAGAGAATCTAGTGATGGTAATATTACTATTGTAAATGCCATTACTAATCTACCAGCCGATCTAGTAGTTAACACCGGTGCATTAGTTGAAACTGGTACCAATTTATTTTTTAGTAATGATAGAGCAATAGCTGCAGTTTCATCTTTGCCCATAACAAATGTTACTGCACAGGTAATTACTACAGGAAATACCATAATAAACGATAACAGCATTACCACTGTTACGATTACAGGTAATCTTGTAGGTAATGTTACAGGTTATGTTAGCAATATTGATAATTTTAGCACTACAAATCTAAAAGAAGGTGCTAATCTATACTTTACAAATACTAGGGCTAGAGGTGCTTTAAGTCAAAATTCTGGTCAGGCAAATTACAATGATAGCACTGGTGTTATAACTATACCAACAACAACTTCGCACATAGCCGAAGGTGCAAATCTTTACTTTACTAATAACAGAGTTTGGAGTAATGTTGGAGCGAACATTGGTCTTATCTGGGACACGCTAGACAATATTACAACTGGTACTGGTGCCAATGCTATATCAACCAGTAATGTCGCTGAAGGTGCTAATTTATACTTTACCAATGCCCGTGTATTGGCAGCATTAACTAATACTACATCCAATCAAGCCAACATTAGTGTCAAGGGCATAGAAGTAAAGGACAGGATTTTCTTATCTAGTTCTACTGGTGCCATAGAATTTGATCCAAATGGCATGAATGATTATGCCAACATTAAACTGGTTGATAATGCAGGGGTAGCTAGACTTACATTCTATGTTGGTGACAATACTGTAGATGGTATAGATTTTAGAGTTCCTAGTTCTAACAACGGTGTACAAATCAATGATTATCAGGTCTGGCACGCTGGGAACGATGGTTCGGGGTCAGGTCTTGACGCAGACTTGTTGGATGGTCTAGATTCTGCATCATTCCTTCAGACTGGAACTACAACAACCAGCATAGGAGAAGGCACTAATCTATATTTCACCAACGAAAGAGTTTGGGCTAATGTTGGACCCAACATAGGTAGTTTATGGTCTACTATTACAGGAATTACTACAGGTTCTGGTGCAGGAGCCATAACAACCAGTAATGTAGCCGAAGGCGCCAACCTATATTTTACTAATGCCAGAGCTCGTACTGCGTTGTCTGGTGGTACTGGTGTAGACTACAATCCAAGTACAGGAACTATAAGTTTATTCCAAAATGTTAGTACACATAGTGATGTAACATTTGCCAATGTAATTATCACAGGTAATCTATCAGTACAAGGCAACGCTTTATTATTTGAATCGAATTCATTACTAATCAGCGATCCGTTATTTCAAATAGGCAAAAATCCCATAGAAGGCGATGCTGTTGATTTAGGATTTTTCGCGCACTACAAAGATACTGGTGATATAGAACGTCATGCTGGTCTGTTCAGAGATGCAACAGATGGTCAGTTCAAATTATTCGCCAATCTAGATCCTGAACCAGTTAACACTGTTGATATTAGTAACCTAAGTTACGAAAAAGCCAATCTTGTTGTCGAATATTTGGTTGGTAAAGTTACTGATATTTCAAATCATACAACAACAGAATTAGCCGAAGGCGCAAATCTTTATTTTACTGATGACAGAGTCTGGGCCAATGTTGGCTCTAACATAGGAAATATTTGGTCGACTGTTACTGGAATTACTACAGGCAATGGTTTTGGTGCTCTAACAACCAGTATAGTAGCCGAAGGTTCTAATCTTTATTTTACCAATGCCAGAGCTCGTGCTGCTATAAGTGTTTTAGGTACTGGTAGCTATGACGAAGCCAATGGTATCATCAATATAGTTGGTGGTGTTGAGTCTGTAAATGGTCTTACTGGTAACGTTGTACTAACAACAGCCAACATTGCCGAAGATTCTAATCTTTACTTTACTAATGCCCGATCGGTTGCAGCCTTAGGCGGACAGTTGGTTGGCGTAAGCAATGCTGTTAGTTTCGCCAATGTTACAGCCAATATTTTCTATGGTAACGTTGGTGGCGGAGCCAATAATCAGCTGTTATATCAAACAGCTACAGATGTTACAGGCTTCATAGCAGCACCTAATGTCAATTATACATTCCTTAGATATGATAGCGCTAATGGTATAGTCTGGTCAGAGTTACCAGGTGCAAATACTATTTCCTATCTGGCTAATAGCATAGCACTTGATCCTAGCTACGGAACCTATAATTCAGGTAATGTTCTTAGTATACAGACTGTTGGTGATTACAATCTTGATGCAAATAATTATTACAGCATCAACGAAACTGCAACTACACCAGGTTACATAGCCTACATAGATTTTAGCAACGTTCAGATTTTCAATAGAATCGTCATTAACCTATTCTATACACAAAATTCTGCACATGTCATTTATGTTGATTTATGGAACATTACTACATTAGCCTGGGATAGTTTTGGTACCTACAACGGTCTAGGTTCTTATTATCAGTTTGCATTGGCAGTTTTAAATCCAGACAAATATATTGAAGCCAATGGTTTGGTTGAGATGCGTCTGTATCATGCCAGCCCAGGTAATACTGGTCATAATCATAGAATAGATTATGTTGCTCTGGAATATAGTTCACAAGGACCTCAAGGTCCCAAGGGTACTACGGGTTCTACAGGAGCTACAGGAGCAGGTGTAGCAACTGGCGGCACAGAAGGACAAATTCTTTACAAAGCCAATAGTACTAATTATGCTACTTACTGGGGCAATCTAATAACCAGCAATGTAGCCGAAGGTGCTAATCTTTATTTTACCAATACCAGAGTACAAAGCTATTTGTCTAATGTAGATGGTAATATAATACCAGCTACAGATAATTATTACAATTTGGGTTCACCAACAAATTGGTGGAAGTCCTTATATCTGTCAGGTAGCACCATTTACTTTAGAGAAGGTGGTAATTTATCTGTA